GCGGCGCCAATACGCAGGCGGCGCCAATACGCAGGCGGCGCCAATACGCAGGCGGCGCCAATACGCAGGCGGCGCCAATACGCAGGCGGCGCCAATACGCAGGCGGCGCCAATACGCAGGCGACGTTTCTCCTTGACCATTCTAATTATTCGGTTTAAGGTGCCAATTAATATAAACGGAGGAACCAATGCGAACCATACTTTCAACCTCATACGGCGACATCGTAGTGGATTCGGAAACGTTCTTTGGTGATTTGGCGGCGGCGTTTCGTGTTATCAACGCTGTGCGTCTTTCCGAGGGCCGGCCGACTATGACGCATTATGGTTGGCGCAAGACCAAGCATGCCAAGGCGTATCTTCAGTTCCTCGAAAAACGGTTGGGTTTTCCGCCTGTGATCCCTGGTCGTTCTGGCGGTGGTGATTCGTCTACGAAAGCTCATGCCTTTGTAATCTTGCGGGCCGCGAGTGATCTTTCTGACATATTGGCTTTTGAGCTTTATTCCGCTGTTATGGAGCAACTGCATGGTGGAGGTGTGGGGTGATTGAAGTTCACGAAGACCACGTAGCGCTTCTGCCGCTGTATGTCCAGGAGGGGCGCTATGTTCCGGTCCTTCTCCAAGCTGAGTCTGGCGAGCGCGTGACTACCCTATTGGGCGTCGCAAGCGGTGCTGGCGTCGCCGGGCTTCACAACCTTCACCGACATCTCTTGGCGCAGCCAGGCACCGTTGCCATCACCTGTGCCGTGTGTGGGGAACTGGGTATCACCGATGACGCTATTGCCGTGGTGTGGGATACGGACGGGCACATCTGGGCGCTGCAGGCGTCGCTGGCGCCGCTGGCGCCGCCTGAGTTGCCGCTGCGTCTGCTGCATGCTGTAACATCTGAAGCTTTTACGGAAGAGATGCGCGACATGTTTGCAGCAGACGAAGGTGATGCTAAGATGTGCCGGGTGCCCCTACCGTCCAAGGTACGTGCAACTTTGCGGAAGGCGGTTTCGTCATGGTCAAACCATATGAAATAAGACCGCGCATTTACGGCGCCATACAAGCCTTGGTGCCGGATCAGGTGATGATCACTATCAAGCGCGGCGACGCTCCGCTGAAGGCGTGGCGCGAATGGCGTGGCTGGTCGGAGTGGCACTTGGCTGCGCGCACGGTTGATTCACACTACGCGGAACTGGTGCGGGATGCTCACATTGACCCGATGGCCATGCAGATCCGCACGTTCGAACAGGAGAAGAAGGAGTGGCACCGGTTGCTGCCGTGGTGGGCTGACGCCATGGAGCTGCCGGTGTTTCTTTTGCAGCCTTGGTTGTATAGGGAGATTTATGGTGTCTGATGGTCGTGTTCGCTGGGGCGTCGAAGGTGGCCAGCTGGCCTGGCGCAAGGAGCGTGATGGCAAGCCGGAAATGTCGCTGCTGCCGGCCGAGGCATTGTTTGAAACGGCCTACGTCTTTGCTTATGGGGCGCGGAAGTATTCACGCGACAATTGGCGTAGGGCGCCTTCGCATGTGCCGTACATCGATGCGGCGCTGCGACACTTGTATCGCCACATCGAAGGATTCCCGACTCCACTGCCGAGGGATGAAGAGAGTGGTCTGCCGCACCTGGCGCACGCCGCTGCATGCATATTGATTGCTTTGGCGCTTGAAAAAGCCCGGTCGGAACGAGTCCGACCGGGCGGCGGTGGTGATGAGGTGCGTGGTGATGCGACCCACGAGAGTATCTCTATAGCGGACAAGAAGAGGTTGTCAACATGAAAAAACAGATAGAGGTGCCGGCCACGTATATCCCACGAACCATCGCCTTGTGCAGCGGGGATAAGGGGGCGGTTTCCAGGCAGGTCGGCGCGGCGACGTTGTTGTTGGATACCCTGTTGACCGTCATGGGGGTCGACAGCAACGAAATCGACGATGACAAGTATGCGCGGGCTACGGCGCTGCTGCTGGAAACGTTATCGGAGCAGGCGTTTACGCTTACACAGAAACTGAGCGAAGGGCTGAGCGAGGCCCTGGGAGGCGATGATGCGTCGGTTCGAGCGGATCATTGATTATAGCCTTCTGGTGGTGTCGGGCAGCTATGCGCTACTGGCGCTGGTGGCATTTGTGCGTGCTATTCTGGAGGTGGTGCGATGAAAACGGAGGTTGGTGATTGGGAGATGGTGGTGCTAGCATCGCATGGTGATGGTTGGCTGGCGCACAGGCCGACACGTGTCTCCATGACACCAGCGACGCCTGCGGCGCCTGCGTCGCTCGAATTAGAGATACCGCGTAGCCTTGTAATGACGTTGCGTGTCAATCCGCAGCCTTTATGTTTTGGGCTGCGGCGTAAGGGTGACGACGGGCCGTCTATCGTTGCGGTGTCGCCGTTGGTGGTGTTGGCACTATTGGCACTGTATGAACTGATGAAAGGCAGCCTGAAAGGCGTGCTGTGCATCGACATCACCAATAAAGTGATTCTGCCTATGGTCGACGACGGTGTAAATCGTCGACCGATGCCGCATGGCCCCATAGTGTGGAGCCATGTGGTGGAGGATGCGACGCTATCGGCGGTGACGACCTGGGTGGCGCGTGCGGCGCTTATCCTTGATTTCACTGTGGAGCTGAAAGTATGACGTGTGTTGGGCTGCTTGGGTTGGTCATGTGGTGCGATGTTGTATCGCGCCCTTTACCTCGATCTGTACCATGTGAAGCGTTGCGGGTCATTCATCCGTCGCGGCAGGATACGTTGGGGACGAAGCGTCAGATACTGGCGCATAATATGGTTGTGAGGGAAGCATGTCGGAAGTCATTGACTTTGAACGGGTCCGGGTCAAACGTGAAGAGAAGGAACTGGATGAAGATGCGCTGATTCAGGAAGTGCGGGCGGCACTGGCGGACCTAAGAGCGCTGGGCAAGGTGCCGAAGTCGGCGTTACTGTTGGTGTTTGATGGAGAAGAGGACGTCTATGTGACGGTCTATAAACACGCTCGAATTCTGCCGGCGTTGGTTGTCGGGGCGCTGGAGATGGCTAAGATGCGGCTGATGCTGAAGGACGAGTTGGGGGAGCTGGACGAATGACGGTAGTATTGAAGCTGGTGCCGGCTGGCGATCCGCAGGTGGATGTTTGGAAGCTCAAGCTGGTCACAGGTAACCAGCGCGCCTGGCTGGCTACCATCAAAGGCTATACCTTGGCGACGCAAGCGGCGGAAGAAGAGGCAAAGCGGCGCAAGGCGAAGCTAGCGGCGTTTGATTACAAGGCGTGGCGGGCGCTGATGGAAGAGTTGGCGCTATTGGATGAGCTTTCCGCAACCTCTGGACGGCTTAAGCGTCGCCATGATCGCCCGCTTTGCAAGGCGTACAAGGAAAAATCGAAGTGCACCGGCTGTCCTGTGCAGAAAGTAACTGGGGCGCATACCTGCGCCGCCGCGCCGCTGGCCGGCCTGCGTGACGCGACATTGCGCTGTGCAAACCCTCATGCGACGGCAGTTCACAAGGCGCTGCTGGCGGCGCATGCGGCGCTGGTTAGACGCTTGATGCAGGAGATGGCAGTGTGATTAGGAGCGAGTGATGGTTGAGGACCCCCTTGAGGCTAAAATCGCCGATGCGCTTGACCGGCACAACATTACTTATAAGCGAGATGTTTTTGTGGGTGGCGGCCCAAACGGCCGGATGCTTGATTTTTATTTACCTGAGTTTGGTCTTTATATTGAGGTTAAGGCGTTTCCGTGCGAACGTATGTATAGGCAAGTTGCTGGGATGACAAATATTCTTGCAGTTATTGGCAAACAGGGCGTTGATGCATTTGGTGCACTTCTTGATGCTATAGCTTGTAGGAGCCTATGAAAGATACGCTTTTACATACCTTGGGCGCCGTTGTTCTTGTGGTGGTGTTGGTGCTGGCGAGCACGCCGTGGTGGTTTGCCGCCGGAATCAATGCGGCGCTTTGGTTGGGGCGGGAGTGGGCGCAGGATGTCGCCATTGGTAGGCGCCCCCCATGGCCGTTCAGACCGTCCTTGCATAAATGGGTTGAGGGGGGAGTGCCGGCGGTAACTGGCGCTGTTGTTGCGTGGTTGGTAAACATGATGTAAGGAGGGAGATATGGATGCATATGCTCCGCAGTATATCCCACCGGTCGATACTTCGCGCTGGGTGATCGAACAGGTGGAGGCGCACCGCACAATCGATGGCGATACTGTTGAAATCAGGACGGCTTCGGGTAAGCAGCTGGTGGTGCGGTTCTACTTTGTCGACACGCCGGAGCTGGATCAGCCGGGCGGGCTGGCGGCGAAAGAGATCGTTGACGCTGTTCTTCAGAAACCAGCACTAGTGGCAGTGCGAAAAGGCCGTGTGGGTCGTTACGGACGAGCGCTGGGTGAATTCTTTTCGTTGTCTTCCCGCATGCCGGTATCGGTGATGTTGGCGTGTGCTGGTTACGCCTGGCCAACGCGACACAAGAACTCGTTGGTTTCGAAATGCATCGCTAATGCCAAGAAAAAACGGTATGGCGTATGGTCGTTAAGGCTACAGATTGCGCCGAAGCAGTGGCGCCGAGTTCGCTCCGAGGTCAAAGCGTACACGCTTAACGCCATAGTGGAGGATCTCACCGGTGCCGTTCAAAAGTAACAAACAGAAGCGGCTGTTTGGAGCTTGCAAGAATCCGGCGTTCAGAGCGAAGCGACGCCGGCAGGGGCAGCCCTGCCCACCGTTGAAAACGATCGATGAGTTTTTCCGCAAGGAGCGGAAGGCGAAGAAAAGGAGGAAAAGGAAATGACCGACGAGATCGAAAGCATTCACTTCAAGGTTAGTGGACATCCGCAGTCTATCAGGGACGACAGCATCGGCGAAATGCGGATGTTGTATGACGGCGACATGTGGGCGCTGACTACAAATGGTCGTGTCTATGGCGTTCCGTCGGACGTTGTTCCGCAGATGCTGAAGCACTGGGGCCTTGACGAGACGATTGGGTGTAACTAAAGTGAGGGGGCCCGACGAGGCGCGTGTATTGCAGGCAATCCAAAGCACATTTCCCCCTACCCTCCTCTGCGCCTCGTCGGGTGTTTTTGCCATGATTATTCCAGGTTACGACATTTCTTCCCGCGTCAGAATCCGCCCATATAGCAAACGTAGGACTGGTGCCTTTAAACTGGTTGCGCCAGGCCACGCGTATGATGATAAGAAGTTTACCCTATCGTGGGGTGAGTCGTTCGCTGGCTATGACCTGCGTCTGTCGTCAGTGCTGGTTGACCCGTTGGCGGATCTTGAGGCGAACCAGCTGGAAGAACCGTTTGTCTTGTGCCCTCAGAGCGTAGGGGGTGGGTTCGTGCTGGGGTCGGCGGTTGAGTTTATCGAAATGCCGGATGACGTCGTTGGCGTCGTACATGACAAGTCGACGTTGGCGCGGCTGGGGCTTGCTGTGCAGAACACCGTTATAGAGCCTGGCTGGAGGGGATATTTGACGCTAGAAATTACCAACCACGGCCCTTATTGCTTACAACTATATAAAGGTATGCCGATTTGTCAGGTATTGTTTTATCAGATAGATGGCCGGGTTGAAGGTTATAATGGCAAATACCAAGATCAACCGTCCGAACCTATTAAAGCGAAATAGAAAGGCCGGCGCCGAAGCGCCGGCAGTTTGGCGGGGGACGTCATCGGGGAGGAGAGAAGTTTTTTAATCACGATAGTCTTGTTTGAGTGCAGTGTCAACTTCTTCGCTCTGCATATGGTCGACTTTTTGGCGAATACCGACCAGACGAACATTAAGCTCATGGCGTTCTGCTTCTAGCCGGCGAAGCAGTTCATGCTCTATACGCTGGCGCTGCAGGCGACGTAGCAGCGCGTTCGCCACCTGCAGCGCCAGAAGAATGATGCGTGCCCAGGTCATTACTCACCTTTGGCGATAGCGTGGCGGATGCCACCAAGGCCGAGAGCGCCGATAAGGATAGTGAACCAGTTATCGTCCACCTGCACGCCGGGGATGTCGATGCCGAGCACGCCTTCGATGATACCGACGGCGGCGAGCAGGAAGGCGGCGAGGTAAGTCTTGTAGCCGTTGAGCATGTTGAATCCTCCTATTTACGTTTGCGACTGATGGGCTTTGTACCTTTACATCCCTTGAAACGTTTGGCAAGGCGGGCGGCGCTGGCGAGGCTTTTGTTCTTGTTCTTCGAAAGTCTGTCGATACATTCACATGAGGGCTTACCACCACAAGCCTTGGTAATGCGGCCGGGCCGTTTGACCGCTTTCTGAATCCATTTCTTGCCGCCCTTGCGGCTGGGTTTACGAGCCATGGTAGTCTCCTACCCTAACTTTGCAAACTGAAAGTGGCACCAATCTCTGCCGATGGCGCGGCCAAGGCTCACTGCTCCATGCGCTTCGACGATATCCCACCACGCCTTGTACTCCGGGCGTGACAGCGGCGCCTTCGGCGCACGTACCCACATGCCATTCTTGTTGGGCCAGATGTCCATGGCCGCGCCAAAGGCATGCGTCGACCAACTACGCCCACCACGGATGCGACGCTTGTTGTAGCAGCCGCCGTACATGTCGAGCTTCAGACGGCGGAACTCGTCCTCGCCGTAGTGCTTTACCGCCTGCTCGATGATCGACCGGAACGCTTCGGCGCACTTCTTGTGGCAGGTAAAGCGAGTGACCTTTTTCTCCGGCGCCCATGCCAGCCGCATGGCGATAGGGAAGCGAACAGTCACCAGGTTGGTGCCGGGACGACCATAGAAAGAAAACATTTCATTCTGTCGCGGCCAATCCGGCGTGTTCAGCGTGGGGTGCTCGGGTGCGGTTTTTTCCTCGGCTTTCAGGCGGGCGAAGTCCTCGTGTCCGGCTTTCAGCATGTCCTGGAACGCCTGGCGGGTCATCGGCCCTTCGATACCGTCGACCCTGCCATGGTAATACCCATACGTCCTGAGCAGGCGTTGCAGTTTCCGAACACACTGGCCCATAGTGTTGCTCCTTGAGGCTATGCGCGTTTCTTCATATAATGCCGCATGGGTTGGTAGTTTGCAAGGGTACCTTTCATGGCGGACATGCGTGAGCGCGTTGCACGGCTGGAAGAGCGCGTGGAGTCGCTTGGGCGGCAGCTGGTGGCGTTGTCCAAGCGATTCAATGCGTTCATCATGGCGCTGTTGACGTTGCTGTTCAGTGGGCTGCTAACGGCGATTGGGTGGATAGTCAAGGCGCTTGGGAAGGGGGGCTGATGGACGACAAGTTTGGTGTGCATAACCCATCCGCCGCGTTCGATGAGCTATTTGGCGATATGCGGCAGTTACCCCTGCCGACTGGCGTCGATCGGGTGCAGGCGTATGAGCGGCTCAATCGGTTTGGTGTCGCGCGTGTGTTGGAAATGATTTCCAAGGGGCGCTTGGGCCCGGAGATCGCCGCTGATGTTGGTGTGCCGATGGTGCACTTTCAGTCATGGGTGGAAGAAACGATTGACCCGGCGGATCTAGATAAAGCCCGGCGGGCGGCGGCGGAGGCGTTTGTTGTCAAGTCTATCCTTCCGTTGACGGTAACTTATGATCAGCCTGGCCATGCCACTATTGCTAAAGCGCTATCTGAACGTATGGCATGGGTGGCGCAACGCCTTGACCCTAATCGTTGGGGCGATGTCAAACCCGCGCATAAAGACGGTGCGCCGGTAAAGTTTGTGTTTAATTTTGGTGACAAGAATGTGTCGGTGGAGGCCAAGCCGGTCGAGGCAGAAGTGGCGCGACCTATTGAAGAAAACCTGAAGGTTCTTGCCCTTCCGGAAAGCGAGTATGTGGTGGTGGATGATGAGTGACAAAGATATCATTTATTACAAGGCTACACCGACGTTGCGGCGTTTTCATGCCGATAATAGCCCTGTGCGACTTGTTATGGGTCCGGTCGGGTGTTTTGACGGGGATACTGAATATTTGACACCCGAAGGTTGGAAGCGGTTTCGGGATGGTCCGACGCCGCAGGTGATGCAGTACGATCCGGAAACGGAAGCCGTGTCGTTCGTCACTCCGCTGGAGTGGCAGGAAGGGCGCGACCGGCTGATAGAGGTCGAGGTGGCTGGTGTAACGCAGGTGGTCACACCAAACCATCGGGTGGCGTTGTTAAATGAAACTGGGGTTTTGTTTAATACCGCTGAACATATTAAGCGTACGGAAAACATCCGTGTGCCGTTGGCGGGATTTCGGTGTGATGTTGAGTCGCCACTGAATTATGGACCTGAGCTACTTGCACTACAAATATTGCTGGTTCTTGGGGCGCGCTGGGGGAGTTGCGCCACAACCCGGCGTAATTGCTGTGTGACTACTACAGACCGCGCGCGCTTTGAACAGCTGAAAGCTGCGTTCGTGTTGGCCGGGTATCGCTGTTCTGGGCGCTGGGTTGATGAAGAAGGCATGGGGGTTATTCGAGCCAAATTACCGTGGCGTGTGGACACGGCGCAGGCGGCGTGGTGGATGGTGGACCGGGAGCGGGCGCATAAGATGCTGGATGCACTTATGGTGTGGCAGGGTAATGCGCCAATTGAAACCCGTGATCGGCGGCTTGTGGACTGGTTACAATTTGCGGCGGTGTTGGTTGGGTGGTCGTCTTCTGCGGAATGTAAGGGTGGTGTGTGGCGTGTCCACTTGAGTCGCGATGTAGCAACTCCGGCAACGCCACCCATTATCCGGAAGTATGAGGGCACGTATCCTGTTTACTGCTGCACCGTGCCGGGCGGCGCACTTGTGGTGCGGCGCAACGGGCGAGTATTTATTTCCGGCAACTCCGGCAAGACGGTGGGCTGCCTGGCGGAGCTCATGCATCGTGCCGTACAGACGCCGCCATGTAAGGACGGCGTTCGGCGCTCGCGGGCGCTGGTCGGGCGCCGGACTTATCCGCAGCTGAAGTCGACGACTATCAACACTTTCAAGGAATGGTACGGGCAGCGTGGCTCGTGGAAGTATGAGTCGCCGATCAAGTGGACGTTCGAGGCGCCGCTAGATGATGGCACGCGTATTCACACTGAGGTGCTGTTCATGTCGCTTGATGGTCCGGTGCTGACCGTCGAGGATAAGCTGAAATCATTGGAGTTGACCTTCGCCTACCTCAACGAGGCATCGGAGCTGCCGCTGGAGATTATCAATGCGGTGCGGTCACGCCTTACCCGGTACCCGCGTAAGGCAGACTTGCCAGACGGTGTGAAGCCTTTCTTCGGGCTCTGGATGGACTCAAACCCGCCGTCCATTCGTTCGTGGGTGTTTGAGATTTTTGAAGTCGAACGCCCTCGCGGGTGGAAGATGTTTCGCCAGCCGGGCGCTTTGCTGCTGACGGAGGACGGCGAGTACGTTCCGAACCCGGAGGCGGAGAACATCGAGAATCTCACCGCCGGCTACGACTACTACCTGAACATGTTGCCGGGCATGCCGGAGGCGAAGGTGCGCTCCCTTGTGCTGGGTGAATATTCGCCGGATATTTCTGGCAAGCCGGTTTACCCGATGTTCCGGGCGCGGGAGCATGTGGCGAGCGAAGATCTTAAGCCGTTTGGCCGTGCTGTTCTTATTATTGGCTGCGACTGGGGGCTGAACCCTGCGGCTGTCGTCACAGCGATGACGCCGCAGGGTTCATTATGGGTGTTGGACGAATTGGTGCCAAAAGGTGTTACTTTTGATGAATTTCGGGACGAGTATTTGTTGCCGCTGCTTTACCGTAAGTATCGGCAGTACCCGGTGCTTATTGTGGGCGACCCCGCAGGCACCGCACGTAACGCGGCATGGAAGGAGACGGTTTTTACGAATTTGCGTGAGCGTGGCCTGCCGGCGATGCCGGCACCAACGAACGATATTAACACACGTATCCAGGCTGTATCTCATTTTCTTAACAAGCGAAATGGTTTATTATTGTCGCCAACCTGTGTAACCTTGCGCGAAGGGTTTGAGGGCGGATATCATTTTCAGCGTATGTCTAAGATTGGAGAGGTATTTGCCGAGAAGCCGGAGAAAAACGAGTACAGCCATCCACATGACGCCTTGCAATACGCAGCCTTGTATTACTACAAGGATATTGTTGGCGACGCGCAACGGTTGGCACGAGAAGAACGCAAGCGGCGCAAAGCGGCGTTGCGTGAAGGTAACTTGAAACCGAAGGCCCTTGTCTGATGGTGCGAGTGATTACACCTCAAATGCGTGATGCTGCCGATGATGCGGATCGCATCATCGACGAAGCTTTGCCGGAGCGTGGGCAGGAGCCGGATACGTTGGCGGATCTGGTGCAGGAGGCGTATCGTATTGCCAGAATGCACCGACAGAATACTGGGGTTGAATATGACTTGGACTATTGTTTGAAGGCTTACCAGTGTGAGTATACAGATTATGACAAGCAGCGCCTCGGTATAACTGAGCAGAATGATATTTTTGCCTCTATTACCCGCACTAAATGTATGGCACTTATGTCGTGGCTTGCAGATATTTTTGCCAATGCGGAAGATAAGCCGTGGGTGATTGAACCTACACCAGTGCCAGATTTGCCAGATAGCCTCCAAACCCAGATTGAACAACAGCTGCTTGTCGAACTTACAGTGGCGCAGCAGCAAGGTCTTCAGATTACTCCTGATATGCTGGAAGAGCGGGCCAAGGAGATGGCATCGCTTCAGCTGTCGGAGATGGAGCGGACGGCGCGGCGAGCTGTTGATCGCATGTCGCGTAAGCTGGAGGATCAATTGGGGGAAGGTGGTTGGCGAGAGACATTTAGCCAATTGATCCACGACGTTTCTATTTACCCGAATGCCTTTGTGCGTGGTCCATTTCGTGATGACAAACCTGTGTTGGTGTGGAATGGCGAGCAGCTGGCCCCAGGCGAAAAAGCGGTGCTGCGCACTGAACGAGTATCTCCATTTGATGTATTTCCTTCTCCGGATAGCACTACACCTCACGATGGCACATACGTCATTGAGCGTATGTGGCTGACGGCGGATGCGCTTATGTCGTTGGCGATGTTAGATGACGCCGAGCAGTATGGCGTGCAACGTGATGCAATCACTGATGTGCTAGCGGAACATCCCCATGGGTATGAGTATTCTTTTCGTAATGACCCCCAAGACTCCGAAGAAGTAGCAGCGACAGATGCACCACAAACAGATGAGACGGATGAATCTCGCAAGTATGAAGTGATTGTCTACTACGGTCGCGTGCGGGTAGAAGCATTGCGGGACTTCTTTGTTGGGCGCCGGGCTTTTTACGAGCATCTTGCTGCGAAGCATGTGGTTGAGGTGGAATGTTGGGTACTGGCGGACCGGGTGCTTCGCCTGATCGTGAACGAGGACAACATCCTGCAGCGGCCGCTGTTTACGGTGTCGTTTCTGCCGCGACCAGGATCGTTTTGGGGCGTTTCAGTACCGATCATCCTTCGGGAAATCCAGCGTGGCGCCAACGCTTGTTTGCGCTCGCTGGTAGAAAACATGGCGTATTCGTCCGGGCCAATTGGTGAGTATGACGTTTCGCGCTTGGAGAACGAGGAGGACATTGAGCAGATTGAACCTCGACGTATGTATGCCATCAAGAATGACACCTACCTTAATCAGGTGGCGGCACAGCCAGCGTTGCGGTTCCATTCCATCGACAGTCACGCTCGTGAGTTGCTGGCTGTTTATGATCAGTTTGTTCGGGAGGCTGATGATGCGACGGGTATTCCGGCCTACGTTATTGGGTCGCCGCAGGTGGCGGGAGCCGGCCGGACGTTAGGCGGCTTGGCGCTGTTGATGGGCAATGCGGCTAAAGGCGTCAAACGTGCGGTTGGTCAGATCGACAAGCGCGTTATTGAGCCTATTGTGCGACAGGCGTACGCCATTCTTATGAAGTATGACCCGGACGCTGCCGCTAAGGCTGATGCTATCGTCAAGGCGCGTGGAGCTAGTGGGTTGCTTCAGCGTGAGATACAACAAGCGCGAGCGGTTGAGCTGTTGCAGCTGCTTACCCCGTACGTGCAAATTGGCGCGGTGCCGGTTGATGTTATTCAAGTGCTTATTCGGGAGGTGGTGCGTAACCTCGGGTTTTCGCCTGATGAATTACGCCTGCCCGACCCGGGGCGCCAAGAAGACATTCAGCGTTTCCTGCAGGCAGCGCAACCCCAGGTGGCTCCGGTGCAGGCATCGCAGGTCAGCCCTACAGCGCTGCCACCGGAGTTGCAGGCATTGGTTGGTCAGGGACTCGCCGGAGCGCCGCCGGCTCCCACGCTTGACCAACGTCAAGCTCTACCTCCAGAACCTGGCAGCACGGAGAAGTTGCCGCCTGGATGATGGTATGATAATCTGTGGAAAAGGGAGTTGGTTCCATGCACAGGCTTGATAACGACGAAATCGCCCTCGGGGATAAGGTTTACGATGTTATGTTCGGCCCTGGCGAGGTGGTCGAGTTGAAAGTTGAAGGGCGCTTTCGTGTACGTTTTGCCACTGGTATGCATGTGTATGACGAACGTGGCGTGCGCGTTGATTCTAAGTTCCGTACGCTTTATTGGCATGACCCGATTGTCGTGCTGCCGGAGAAGGACGACATTCGCTGGGCTTTGGCGAAGCGCCTGTGCACAGCCATGATCGAGGAACTGAGGGCAAATACCTGATGGACTGCTTCGGTCAGATCAGGACGGGATTCCCGGTAAGTGCTGCGTCTGAGCAAGAGAAGCCGCAGTACAGACTTTTGTTCGGCCCAGACAGTACTGACCCGCTTTCGCATGTGGTTGAGGCCAATGCACATGCCTTGCTGTTGCAGGGGTTCAATCTTTCGGCGTCGGATGTCTTCGACATCGAGATGGTTGCTGGCACCGATTCGGCGTCTTATGCCGCACCTATCACTATTAACGGCCAAAAGCTGCAGCTTACCGGGCAGCATAATGTGGTTGTGCTGCCGTGGCCGATGAGGTATCAACTACGTAAAATACAGGGGAATACGCCGCTTGGTGGGTTTGCGGTGTATGCGGTGCCTGTTCCGTTTGAATATCTTATTGGAGTGGGAGCAGCAGGATGACCCTTCAACCGAATGGCGCGATCACACCCCACCACGCTACTAATGTAGAGCTGTCGCGCGGTGGCGCATATCAGCTTTTTCATGGGGGGAAAGATCCGACACCCACAACAACTCCTATTTTCGTTGTAGATCACCTTCCTATGGTCGTGCAGGCTTATGGTTTGCAGGATAACGACTTTATTTGCGTCGAAATGGTTTATGGCCCGAACGACGGCACGCATTTTGCAGAATTTAACCCGCCCGGTAATTGTGGGGCGGTGCATATGTGCGCTTGCCAGAACTGTATTGTGATACCTGTTGCGGGGCGCTACAGGTTGAACTTGGTAAGTGTTTCTGATACAACTAAGCCTAATCTGGTAATCGTGGCGTATCCGACGGCCATTCCGGCGGACTACAGCCATTTGCTAATGGCGCAAAGTTGCTGCACCAAGTGAGGAGGATGAAAGATGGCTTGCTGCTGCGGTTCTGGGTCTGGTTCTGCTTCGGCCCTTCCTATCCTCACCGGCGCCGGCCAGCCGGTTACGCCGCCTGATCCGACAACGCATCTTCCGCTTTATCGTGATGTTACGACTGGGCATTTGTGGTTGTGGTCCGGCGGAGCTTGGTCGATTACGCGAGCGCCTATTGATTGGATGATTGGTGCGTTGGCCAGTACGCCGCTGCAGCCGACCGATTTTATCACCATCAATCGTGGTGGTACGCCCGGCAACCCGGATAGCGGCACATATTATGTTGCGACGATTCAGGACCTTGCGGCTGCGGTGGGCACTATTGTTGGTGCAACTACGGTATCTAGTGCCGATGCGGCTATTGATGTGACGCCTTCCGGCAGCAATTATGCGGTTGGCTTCAATCCGCAGGGTGGGGCCGCAGAGATCGCTGGCGACACCACGGCGTTGGCGACGCTGTTTGGTGCTGCGACGATTAGCCTGCTGTCGGATGTCTCCAACAGCGTGCCGAACGTGAATGATGCCCTGGTGTGGAATGGCAGCGCCTGGGCACCGGTGCCGCTGTCGGCACTGACCAACGATAGTTTTGTGAATGGTGGCTCTATTACGGGTGGCGGTACAACGCTGACCCTGACGTACAATACGGGCTCGCTACCGCCTGTGAATATCAACGTCGCTAACATCGTCCCCAATTACGACAATTCTACGTCTGGCCTGTCGTCTACGAATATGCAGGCCGCCATTGACGAATTGGCCGCCGCCGTTGCTGGCTCCATGACCAACATCGGTACTGGGCAGGCGGTTTATGCGGGTTATAATTCCGGTTCTGGGTTTCACGAATTTCGGTCGATTGATGGCGCCAATGGTGTGTCGGTGTCTATTTCTGGCAACACCATTATGGTGCAGTTTGATCCGGGTTCGCTGACGCCTGTGGCCATTCAGCAGCTGGCTACGATGATTGCAGCTGACGCCACAGCTATTGCCACCATTGCCGGCGCCATTGATCTTGGTGATCTGGCCGACGTGAATACCGCCGGCGCCAGTAATGGTGATGTGTTGACGTACCAGTCTGGTCAGTGGGTGCCGGCTGCGCCGCCTTCTGGTGGTGGGGGGCCTGGGCCGGAAGAGGTGCTGCAGGGCATTTGCGCTGATTGTTTCGATGACGCGTTGGCGCAAGGGCTGGGGGCTGGTGACTATTGGCTGAATACCGGCACTAACCCGCCGATGCTGTTTCAGTGGGACGGGACTAATTTGACCGGCGTCAGCCCTCTGCCGGATATCTTTGTGTGCTGCAATAGTTTCGATGTGTATGTGCAGTGTAATGGCCAGATGGTTGGCGCTATGGCTGTGGGGCCGGAGCTGGCGCATATGGTGATGACTGTTTTTTGCGCCGCTTCTGAAGCTGATGCGTTGGCCGCTGGTTTGCAAGCACATCAGTATTGGTTGGATACGTCGGTAACGCCGCCACAGCTGATGCATTACAATGGCACCACCTCGACATTGGCGCCGTTTACGCCGAAAGTAGTGATGTGCTGCAACACCGGTGATGTGTATATCCGTTGCGAGAGCGGCGCTAGTTCTGATCTATTCTTGTTGGGCTCGTTTGGTGGTGGCGGTATCCCGGCGGGGAACGTGCAGGTCAACGCCTGCCCGGCTGGGCCGATTAACGCAGATACGGATGCTCAGACGGCCTTTTGCACGCTGAGTGATTATGTGACTCATATTCCTGCTTCGAATGTGACCGTCACCGCCTGTCCGTCTGGACCGATCAATACGAACACTGATCTCCAGACTGCACTGTGTACCCTGTCTGCGACGTCTGGTGGGCCACTGCCGTTTACTGGGGCTCCGACGGCTGAGATTGTTGCTTACCGTCGCAATACGATTGCGGTGAATTATGTAATTGCGCGTCAAACGAACGTGAGCTCGCTTTCGGTTAGCGTGTCTAGTGGTAGACTACGCTTGAACCTGACCAGCCCCATACAGGCCGTAAAACTTGGAAACGCCCAGCCACATAGTACTGTGCTTGGGCATGGTGTTGCGTTGATTTCTGTGGGGACGGTGTTTAACAACCCTGCCCCGCTTGAAGACGAAGGTGTTAGCTCGTCTATCCGCTTCCGTGGGCCGAATGTGAGTGTGTCGTCGTATCCGTCGCTTGCTCCTATTTCTTATGTAGATGTTTTTAGCGGGCCTGTGTCGTCCATATGGAGTGGATCGACGATGGGGCATATCAGTTATCTTGTGGCGGCAATTTATGATGCGGTCATCTGAGGAGACGGTCATGCTGATTTTTCATAAAGACCCGGAAGATGGTTGGGTTGTGACTTCGGTGGCGACCGGTGTCGATCCGGAGCAGGAGGCACGGCGTATTCTTCCTGAGGGGACGCAGTTCTACCTTGTGCCGGTCGATGAATATACAGATGATGCGTTGTTTCCGAACGGCGTGTCGGATCCTCTCTCGACGGAAGCCCTTCAGTCTGCCATCGATGCTTTTGTGTCCAACTACGCAGCGAAGACGGTTTGATGCGTCAGGTCGATGTGTTATATGACCAGGCCGACCCAGCGGCGCATCCAATTTTTGAGGTGCGTCGTACACCTAAACGCGTCCTTGCTTATGGGTTGGGCATGTCAGTTATCGGCATAGATGTCTTGGTTGGGCCGGCACCTGTCGGCACGCAAGGAGTCGACTATGAGTGGGTACCCCTAGCGCGACAAGGTAACTTCGTGCAGTTGACTAACATACACAATCATTATTTGGAGCTTGTGCCTGGTTATTATCGGCTGGATATGAGCGCTGCTGACCCGGCGGAACTGCCGAACATTCGTATCATTGCTGTCCACGACGAGGCTAGCAACGATAGCAAGGCGATGATCCTTGTTGAGTCGTCTGGGCTTTCTTGCCAGAGGGATTACCGACCGTGAGTATCCAAGGTGTCCGGCGTGGTAAATGGTTGTTTCATCCCGATCCGTATCGGGAACAAAGCTCCGTCTTTGAAGTTAAGAAGGCGGCGGTTCGCGTTACAGCATTCATGGATGGAGTCGAAACCAATATCCAGGTGTTGGTTGGCGATAACCCTGGCGACTTCAACGCCAAGTGGGTAGATTGGCGCCTGAATGGGCAGGAACTTTTACTGACGCCGCCGACGGGGTCGCAGCCGATCACGCAGGTTCTTGTTACGAATCCTGGTTGGTATCGTATTGACCCGGATGACTTGGCCGGCACCAATTCGCTTGTTTGGGTAGAAGACCAGGAAGGGACACTGGACGATAGCGTTCTACCGGTGCATATTATTCGTCCTGCTTGTGGGTCGGATAGTACGCCTCCTCCTACTCCTGTCGATCCGATACCGGTTACGTGTGAAGAGTTGGTGAAACTAATGAATAGTGGCTCGCTTTTGCCGGGCCGCTGGTATGAAGTTTCTAATACGTCTCCTGTATTGCATACGGACCAGCGAGTGTATTTGATCGCGTTGCGTCCCGACAATGTTTCGACGAATGGTTTGTTCTATTGGCCTGGCGTGACGCGCCGTGGGCTCTGGCCGGTACGTATGGACGCTAGACAGCTTTGCCGAATTATCTACCTGCATGACACTGAGCGTAACAACATTATTGAGGGGACGAACACGATTGCGCAGTGGGACTTTTTGAACTCGGCGCACCTCAATAACCGAATTGCGCATTCAAACCTAAACCTTGCGCCTACGTGCACTGTTTGGGGTTGCAACATTTGGCAGGGGACTATTACGGTCGGCGAGAAATCCATGCTGGTCGATACCCGAGTCGATAAGGGCAGCGTTTATGCCATGGATGGTTCTTTGGTTAGCGGGTGTGAAGTTACTTCGTATGGCCGCTTGAATGCGCAGAATGGCACGTCGCTTTTGCGGTGCACTGCCGCTTCTAATGGGTCGATAACGGTTCGGCACGTGTTTCCTGCTGGTTATATTGGTCTGGCACGCCCTGGCTATATCAGCTCCTCGACGGCTACAGATTTCGGTTCTATCGACATAAACACAGCCCACCCCGGGCGTTATGGGGCGAATTTTGCACATCTACACGCGGATAGCTTTGGGAGCATCCGAGCGGAGCATGGGTACGCCCAGTACTATTGGTATGTGCGTAATGTTTCAGCTACGACTGGCGCTCAGATTATGCTGCGGGGTGTTAATTCAGTTGACGCGCTAACTGCATCTGACCGATCGCTCGTGCAGATTGGCATGGGTAATCCGTATGCCGGCTTTCAAATGTTGGATGGTGTGCAGATAAATAACCTCCGTGTCACCAGCGGTAGTTATTTTCAGGTGGGTGTGCACGATCCGGTTTTGCCGAACCCGTGGGATTATATGGAGCCGTGGTATTTTTATAACGTGTTTCTGTCTGACGGTGCGAGCTATTATGCCCTACCGACATCTATTCGCACGCAGGCTTATAATCTTCAGATGTCTGGTGGGCGTTGTTACTTGGCTGGGCAAGATGGCGCCACACATTATTTTTATGATGTAGAGATTTCTAGCGGGGCTTACCTTTATGTAGGGGGTAACGCCGCTAGTGGTGAAAATATTCGTTGGTCTACATTCACGTCTAATGCAGTGCTTAATTGCTGGGGTGTTACTTTTGGCGCTGAATTTTTTGAGCTTTCTACAAGTGCATATGTGTATTTACGCGCGTCTAACAACTTGCATTGCCGTGGGTGGAGAATTTCAGGACAGAGCTATGTGCAGCTTTACGGCAATCCGGCTGGATGGCTTTATGATATTCGAGCAGATGGAAGCGCGCGCATAAGTTTTAATTTCCCGACTGGCCAAACTTCTTGCCGCTTTAATCATATTGAAGCCACGTCTCATGCAAACTTGTCTTTTGTCTGCACAGGCGGTGCAGGCATGGCTTATGCGCAGGGGGTGAGAGTTTCTTCGGATGCGATAGTTGAGGTTTCGCTTAATGGTGTTTCGTCACAGGCTGCACTTCGTGGTAGTTCCTTCGCAAGCGGCACTCGTGTCGCTTTGACGCTTAATAACGCTTGGGTGCAAGGGTTGGTTGCTTTCGGCGAGCCAAACACCACTTATAACGTAACGTACAACGCCAGCTTTACGGCATTTGGGCTGAGGAACTTCTGATGACGTACGAACTTGCTGTGGATAAAGTGAAGGCTGTGGAGGAATTAGCCGAACAGCATCCGGAAGCTAAGGAGTTTCTGGAGGCGGTATCGGCGGCGGCCGCAGCTATCGAAGACGCTAAACGTGAAGAACTGAAGGCGCTTGTTGAAAAATACAACGCGCTGTATGAACGGATCGGTAAGGCGCAGGAAAAAGCTACGCCGGCGGCGCCAGTTGAAAGTGAGGGCGATGCGAGTGACGATGGGAATACCTCTTCCCAGTCGTAATTAAGCGCGCTATAATATGAAAAACTACCAAAGAGGTGTGATATGCAATTGCGTGACCCGAAAGAACTGGACGTGGATGGCGCTACTAGCGTCGATGACATCCTCGATGATATCCTTGGCGAAGAATCAGCCAAGGCGGAAGATGTGTCTGAAAACACAGACGGCGCTTCTGGTGGGGCTCAAGTTTTAGACCCGCAGGCTCTAATGGCTGAGCTGCGGGCATTGCGCGCTGGTATTGAGGAGCAGTTCGAAAAACAGGTAGTGGCGAAAGAGCCTGAAAAAGACGACGAGCCGACAGTTAAGCTGGATATCCCGGAGATCAAGGACGAGGACCTCGGGAAGCTTGCTGAGTATAAAGACAAGCTGGAAGCCATCGCCAAGGTGGCGACTGGTGAGCAGATGAAAGCCGTCGCTGAAATGGTGTCGGATCTGCGCAGGCAGCTTTCTGATATGCAGAAAGCTATGCAGCAGCAGGCGCAAGTGACGTTTGCACAACAGCTGCGCATGCAAATACCTGACCTGGACAAGCTGCATACCGACGCTAAGTTCGCTGAATATCTAGCACAGCCAGCCCCTTATTCTGGCGGCCGCACGTTGCGTGAGTTGTTGGAAGATGCCTACCAGGCTCAGAATCTCATGGCGGCGGTGGAGATTATCCAAGGGTATAAGCAAAAGGGTGACACGAAAGGCCAGGATGTATCTGCGCGCCCGCAGGTTCGTCCACTTTCTGGTATGCCTGATACGCCGAAACAAGAGCCTTCCCAGGATGACCTGGATGCAAAATATATTACGGCCAGCGAGAAACTGCTCGATATGTATCGGCGCAAGGAGCTGGATGATGCGCAATATCAAGAAGCGGTGATGAAATTACGACGGCGGTATGGGGTGCGCGATGCGGCGTTGGCGTAAACCTGAGCCGCTGCGAGCGGCCACGGCAAAAAGGAGGTAGAGATGCCCCAGCCGATCCCTGCCGCTGCGGGTTATCCCCAGTATTCCGGGACGGGGTTTATCCCGCCGGTTTATTCGCAGCGGCTCCTCGAACAGTATTATTGCACGGCTATCCTGCCGAGCATCACCACCACCGACTTTATCGGTGAGCTCAAAGGTCGCGGTGATCAGATCACATTCTTCCGTGAACCGACCATTTCGGTTTACGATTATGTGAAGGACGGCACTCTGGAGCATGATACTCTGGAGCTGGAGCCGGTCACCATCATGATCAACCGGGCGAAGCACTTTTCCGTCAAGGTCGATCAGATCGACTACGACATGTCGCCGATGTGGAAGAAAGTGCTGGCACGGGTGACCAAGGGTGCCGGTGAGGCCATCAAGACGAAGATTGACGAGGAAGCGTTTGCTTACCTTGCGGCTTCTGTTCACGCGGCCAACCAGGGTCCGACCGCTGGTGTGACGTCTGGCCTTTACAACCTTGGCCAAGTGGGTGCTCCGGTGGCTCTTACGTCCGCCAACATTGTGGAGGTGCTGACGCATGTGTCTGGCGTGCTGGATGAGCAGTGCGCTCCGCAGCAGGGGCGTTGGATCATTCTGCCGCCGCCGGCGAAGACCTACATCTTGAACTCGCAGCTCTCCAATGCGTCCTTCTATGGTGGCAACGGCGTGACCATGCTGTTGAACGGTCGTATCCCGATGGAGATTGCGGGCTTCCGCATTTACATCTCCCAGTATCTGCCATCGCAGACTGACCCAGGTGTGGGTGCGACTGCCTATAACATCATCGCCGGCACCAATGAGGCCGCTGTGTTCGCCATGACGCTGGAGCGTAATCGCGTGCTGAACACCGATAAGGATTCCTGGAGCATGTATTTCCAGGGCCTGACGGCGTTTGGGTATGATGTGGTGCGCCCGGAGTTCCTGGCCAACCTGTATGCCTACTTCGCCTGATAGGGAGGACCGACAATGGCTGTTCATAATCTCTTCATGGGTGGAGCGGGGCCGAATGGGGGTGTCGCCCCTGGCACCTACAACGCTGAAATGTTTCCGTCGGTCCTGCCTGACCTCGATGCCTACAACCGTTTTGATGCACGGCGTACGCCGGTAGTGGGCGGTATTACGCGGCGGCTTGTCTGGGAACGCCCGGAGGGGCCGAAGCGTACTTTTGATCCGCTGTCTCCGGCGCTGGCGTCGTACCTCGACAACAACCCCATCGCCGCGGGTGATCAGCTGCGTATTATTCTGCTGCCGCGTCGTTGTACGCTGCTGCGGGTGTGGTGGTCGGTTGAAAAGCCTCTGCCGGGTTTTGACTTTGACCTGGTGGTGGAAGTGCCGCCCCCGACCGGCACTACGACGCCGATTACGACGGCGCCGATTTCTGCTGCCACAGCGGCTGATGGCCTGATTGATGTGCCGACTGTGGTTGGCAACCAGCTCTACCTTGACCAGAACGCCGTGCTGCGGATGGATATCAACAACCTTCCCGCCGGTGGCATCAAGGGCTCAGACGTGCGGATCACTGCCGTGGTCGAGCAGTACGAGTTTGGTGGCAACTAACAACACGAAGGACGGGTGACATGCGTCACCCGTCCGTTGTATGGAGGGATGTATGGCTATCAAATTTTTGCGCAACCGGGCCACTGGCGTCGTGTTTGCCTACCATGAAGGTATGGCGAAACACCCAGACGTCGAAGAGATTTCGGCGGAAGATGCGCTTCAGTATTTGGAAGCGAAGCTGAAACAGCGTGAAGAGAAAGAAAAGGCCCGGGAGCTTGTGGCGCGTATGTCCGGCGCTGACGCCATTGTTGAACGATTGCGCGCTTTGGCCAAAGACGAAGGTAAAGAAGCGCCTAAACGTAAACCCCGCAAAAAGCCCTCGCCACGCGAGGCAGCGGCGCTGGATGTGCCGGAGGTCGAGGAGTGACGTGCTGCGTAACGGTCCGTGAAATCGTCGATGAGGTCTATACCCTGCTGGGAGATCCTGACAGGGAGCGGTGGACCGTTGCGCAACTTGTCACTTTTATTAATGAAGCTCTTTGCGAAATCCTCACTTATCGCCCGGATGAGTTTGCTGTAACGACAGAAATTACGCTCCAACCTGGACGGCTCCAGCGAGTGCCGGATGGTTACCGGCAACTTATCTCCCTCGAATACAACATTGGTGGCGACGAAACTCCAATCCAGGAGACGGCGGAGAGTATCCAGCGTACGTTTGTTGGGCGCCCCTGCCGCCTTCCTTCTTCCGCCTGCTATGTGGTGCAGAGTTGGAGCCGGAATTCCAAAGACCGGCGCACCTTCTACGTCAACCCTCCGGTACCGAAGGGTGTGACGCATCGGGTTGTAGCGACTTTGGTTGCCAACCCACCAAAGCATGATAAGCAGCGGTTGGATGATTGTCTTGGTATTGATTGCGCCTACCGCGCTCAGGTGGTTGATTGGGTAATGGCGCGTGCGCTCGAAGTGGACGTGGAGAGCGAGCGCAATGCCTCCATGATCACACATCACAAGCAGGCGTTCTACACCGCCCTGGGGGTTGATTACCTGCAGGAGAGCCGCTTCAATAGCGGCAACTGGCTTGGCCGCACGGCTCAGGATGAGCCCAACCAGCAAGTGGGTACGCAACCGGCTCCGATGAGACGATGACCAAGTGCCGTGAACAGGATGTTGAGATGGTTGGTTGGGCAGAGTTTCTGCCCGATGTCAGGCCGTACGTCCCCGGCGCTCCGGATGATCTTATTGAGCATACCATTCGTGCCGTATCCATCGAGTTCTGTAAGCGTACCAAGGTGCTGCGCCGGCTTTACTATGCCGACTTGTATAAGGGCGTCGAGGACTACTTCATCGAGCCGTCTGACAATTACGTGGTAGATGTCCTCATGCGCGCTACAGCGTCGGGGTGTACGCTGTCATCCCTTCAGCGCTATCCGGCGTCAGGGCGCGCTCGTGGTATTTATTTTGACCGGCCGTCGACGGTTTATATCTTTCCTCCGCCAGCTCGTGATGAACTGGATGGGTTGGAGTTGGAAGTGGCGGTGTTTCCATCGCAGTACAGTTGCTCCATTGAGAAATCTTTTTTTGAGGACCACGCGGAGGAGATTGGTATCGGTGCACGGGCGCAACTGCTTATGATGCCGAACGTTGATTGGGAGGATCAACGGCTTGGTCTGCGCTATTACCGCTGGTTTAAGGACGCCATCATTCGGACGAAGGTGCGGCTCGCCAAAGGTAACCAGGCGGGTCCGCTCATCATGCGCGCCAGGAGGGTGTGGTACTAATGCTCAGGAGGCATCGCATGCGGACCATCATCATTTGTGATGACGTGCGTGGTGTTTGTGTGCCACTTGCTACGTGTGGGCTTTCGTGTGCGCCTGAGTCGCTGGATGGCCTGAGCCTTTTTGTTCGTCGCCGTGGTGACCAGGCGTGGTTGATCCAATACCCAGCCTGGGAACTGAAAGACGATGGGCGCGTTTGTTTCATGTTCGATTCTCAATTTCCTACGAAAGATGGTCGCTACGAGGCGGAAATTCGCTATAATGATGTAGTGCTTGGTGCTATTGAGCTGCATGTGCCGCGCCGCGTGCTGGTGCCCAACAAGGATGTGCAGCCTATGCGCCAGCGGTATTTCCAGGCGCCACCGAAGCCACAGGGGGTGACGGACATGTACGAGGCCATCGAGTCCTTCCAGGCTCATCTCTGTGCCATTCTGGAGCCGGGGGACACGGTCCTGCCGATCAGTGACGATCTCAAGGCACAGCTGTGTGGCCTAACGCTTTGCCGCCCGGCGCAACTGGTTATCAATGACGGAGTGCATCGCGAGATCGTCGAGTGGCATTGCGACAATGGCGACGTCATTCTCGACCGGGGCAAGGGCGGCACCGTGCCGCAGCGATTCCCGGCCGGCGCCATTATTCGTTTTGAGTGGACCGAAGCCAATGTGACCAACGCCATGCAGGGGTGCTGACATGCTGACGCTCGACACCAAGCTCATCACCCCCGCCAGCGCCGGTACGCGCTATCTCCTCCTCCCTGCTGCCGACATGGCCGTGTTGCGTGCGTATCTGGATGGCACCAGGGTGGTTATCCTGGAGCTTCACACTCAGGACGGCTCCGAGCTGGTGCGGGCGACGCATTGCGATGGAGAGAAGGTGGTCGTTGAGCGTGGCGTACGCGGTACGTTGGCGCGGGTGTGGCCAGTCAGCACTTGCGTATGCGCTATCGATGAGGAGCCTTTTTGTGCGGAGGGAGATGGCGAATGCGACCTTTGTAACCCCCCTAACCCTTGGGGTATGGTAACAGTAGGGCCGGCGCTCGATCTCAATCGTGACGACTCAGCAGCACCCGTGTTGGATGTAAAGCCTACCGGTGTACTGCCGGGCAATTACGGTGGCGCCAAAGTCGATGAGTATGGCCGTTTCACTTACATCCCGCCAGGTTGGCCCGCATCTGCCCTGCCCGTATATGATCCCTGCGGGTGTGGTAGTGGCGGCGGTACGACACCTGGCGACGTTGCAGCGCAGGATGTGGTTTATGCGCCCTGTGGATTTGTCACTGGCGCCAACGTGCAGGATGCTTTGTGTCAGCTGGAGCAGTGGGCTAGCGGTCTGAGTTTCGACGGCGGCGTGATGAGCGTTACCGCCGGCGATGGCATCACTGTTTCCGGTTCTTCTACTGACCCCGTGGTGGCGCTAACGCCTACTGGTATCACGCCTGGCACTTATGCTGGGTTTGAGATTAATGAATTTGGCCAAGTTTTGTCTTTTACGCCGGTGGCGGTTGATCACCCACAGCACCAGGCTGTAGTGCCCCTGCGTGTGACCTATGATGCTGGCACCAACACCTGGACTCACACTGTTGATCAGGCTGACTACAGTGGTGTTTGGGGTGTAACCACGTACGTGTCGGTGGCAGACATCACTAATAATACGGTGCCGGCGGCAGAGAAAGGCCACGCCATCACCTACGAGGGTGCTGAGGCCCTAGTTAACCGGATGCTTTCCAGCGTTGGTGCCACGTTTGAGATCAATACGCTTCCTATCGCCAGTGGCGTTACCAACACCGATGATATAGCCGTCTATAATTATACCACCAACCAGCATGAACGTATGCAAATTGGCGATTTGGTGGATTTTATTCCCGCTGCGTCGGTGCTGTTGGAATATGACCCCACCAGCTCTACGATTGTAGTTGGCGAGGGTGTCAGCGCCGTTACAGCTACTGGGACTGGGGTATTTCAAGTACAGTTGCTTGCACCAATGACTAGCCCGGTCGTGCATGTAAATATTCGAGGTAACGACCCTCTTGCCACGGTGCGAGCATCCGTTGTTTCGACGACCCTGATTGAGGTTTATACTTATGATATGTCGGTGGCCGGCTCGTCGTTGCAGGCGACGCCGGCGGATCATGCGTTTTGGTTGTCCGTCCATGAGGCTGCGTGATGGTGGGGTTTGGCTTGACACGATTTGGTGGCTTGCGGCCACGTGTCTCGCCCAGGCTGCTGCCCGAGGAGTATGCGCAGGAGGCGCACAATACGCGACTGGTGGATGGTGCGATCTCTGGTTGGCGCTCCATCCGCAAAGTACAAGACACGGCGCCACCTGCACAGGTGTTCAAACCCCACGATATGAACGGTTGCCAACAGGTCGTCGTGTTCGACCATTGCGTCAGTCTTATCGATTTCCCCGCTCCCGGCTCCGTGGCTGACCTTGAACATTATATCGTGTTTCACCACGATGGTTCAGAGCCTCAGCGTTGGTTTCCTTCCAACAATATGTGGGCGCCGCTGGTGGTGCCGGCACCAACACGTCAACTTCAGGTAGCACAACTTACAACCACTAGCCTCGATACGGCCCTATACCCTAATGGTCCCGACATGCGGGTCTATACCTACACGTGGGTTGACCAGTTCGGCGTGGAGTCGCCGCCGGCGCCACCAAGTGTGCCTGTGCGTAGCTGGGTTGACGAAACATGGCGCCTGACGGGGTTCGACACTCCACCACCTAATGCCGAATACATACGCATTTATCGCTCCCTGCCGTCTTACTCTGACGGCAAAGTGCTTAATGTCAATTTCGACGCTTCGTTCCAGCTCCTTGCCGAGGTCGAGGTGGCGGCGCTTGGCGTTTCGTTCGATGACACTATAACTACGTCGGAATTGGAGCTTGGCACTTTGCTGACAGCCCACGATGAACCTCCCCCTGTCAGTATGGAACAGGTGGTCGGCACGGAACAGGGCTATCTTGTTGGATTCAAAGATAACGATTTGTTCGTGTCTGAACGACACGAAGCGCACAATTGGCCGCACCAGTATCGGCATAGTTTTCCAGAGCGCATCAAGGCGTTGGTGCCGTATGGAGAGCATGTCTTTGTTCTGACGACGGGGCGCCCCTACCGCATTCGTCCCTATTTCAAGGCTATGCAGGGCAATGATAATGACATGGAGCTGGAGGTGGTACGGTATGAGACGCCCATGCCGCTGATGGGTAGCCGTGCTTGGTGCCCGGCGCCATGGGGCGCACTTTACGTCACGCGCAAGGGCTTGGCGGCGCTAAGCGTGCAGGATCAGCGGGTTATTACTTACCAGCGTATTGGCATCGATGATTGGGAGCGTTGGGCGCCAAACGTGCTTGCTTGGTGGGAAGGGTACGTGGTGGCGTTTAGGTCGCCGGCGGGGCGCGGCTTTGTGTTGGATTTGCCATCTTCAGCGGATGCGTTGGAGCCTGGTGATCTTGTTACCGTCGATAACCCTGGCGTAACAACTCTGCACCTGGGGCTGGACGGGTTACTCTACGTTGGTTACGATGGTGGTGTTGGTGTCTGGCAGGAGGGAGCGGCGCGGTCGGACTGGGTGTGGCGGTCGAAGGTGTTTCGCATGCCCAGTCCGATCCGCTTTTCCGCTTGCCAGGTCAACGTCGACGGTGAGGTGATCGTGTCGTTGTACGTCGACGGTCAGCTTGTCTGGCGCCATGATTTCAACGGCAGCTACGACACGGCACGCTTGCCGCAGGTGCGCCGTGGAGTGGAATTTGAAATAGAGCTGGAAGGTAGGGATACTACTGTTTATGGCGTCTGGTTCGCCACCAGCCGAAGCGAACTGAAGTGGGGTTAGATATGAGGTTCGAGCATGAGCTGCGTGCGCTGCTGCGGCGCTATATCAATACCGGCGACCGTAAGTTGGACCAGAGCGCTGAAGACGCTGCCGTCGCCATTTTCCGCATCTTCTACGTGCCGATGCAGGTGTGGGTGCGGGACGGCATCGATGAGGATTTTGCGCAGGATGTGACGAAGGTGGTCATTGACCTCACCTTCGCGCTGGGTCGTAATCCCTTCTGGGCGGCACATAGTGGCCACCTCAATCCCATCCTCGCCAACGCCGCCGTGACATGGACGACATCGGCACAGTATCTCGACAAGGCTCTGAATCCACCTAGTGGCGCCAATTCCGAACAGGTGTCACACTACCGAGTGCAAGCGTTGGCAACGCAGTCGGCGTTTGTCGAGTTGATGTGCGCTATCTTGTCGCTGGCATGCCCGGATTATTTTGACCGCGCAATTGAGATCCGTGACGCTATCGTGGAGTTCAAGGATCGGCATTTGCTATCGTAAGACAAACAGTTTGTGTCCGGCGTCAAACAAACGGTAGTACCCAGCTCGCTTCATGTTTTCGGCTTCAGTTAATGACGGGTCGAAGTTGTCGCCGAGCAGTGTTTGGAGTTTATGCTTTTGAAATCGCTGCCGGCGCCCTACGACCCGTCCCCCCTTGTCTATGTACCAGTAGTTGGGTTGCGTTATGCGTAGGAGCGTGAACCCGCACCTGCGAAACGACGCGCCTGTGAAGAAGCGGCGGTCCACGAAAGAGTATATGGAGTCGTTGGTTTGCTTTCTGATGTGAGCGACCAAGCGTTCTAGCCCTCCCCGAATGTGGTGCGAGGTGGCGAAACGGGCTATCTCCAACCCATCTCCTTTCTTTCTAAATGTCATAACTGCAGCTATTTCGTCGTCCTTTGCCAGAGCTATGGGCTTGCCCCCGGCGAAGTCATGTATGTGGTGGGCTTTAAGAAAGGCCCTGGCCTGGTCGGTAGAAATCTGGTGTATCTCCCAGTCTCTGGCCCCGCTGACCCGCGCCGGCCCATATAAAGCATCCTTTATGAGGCGAAGAATGGCATTTTGTTTCTCCTCCCACTCGAAGTCGAAAACCTGGAAAAGCCGAAAGTGGTGCCGGTCAGCCAGGTTCGCTTTTTCGGCGTGCGCGTACTTGCCCCTGTATTGCTCGGAGTGCCAGTAAGCACCATGGTATTCAATACCGACGCGTTGCTTTGGGAACCAAATGTCTATCTCCTTGCCATAACCTCGCCAGCGGCGTTCATGCGGAAGGTCCGCGAATAACCTAGCGATTTTTTCTTCTTCTTTTCCAAAGACGCGGGCGCATTCTGGGCAGCCACTACCATTCAAATGGCCACTAACACGCTGCCAGAACCAACCATGCTTAGAACATTTTATTCTCAGTTTGCCGTTAGTTTTGTCATAGCTGTGCGCGTCGTATTCGTATTTTAGACCGTGCACCTCTATACACCTTTTTTTTATTTCTTCGAATGTGACATATCTCCGTTTAGAAAACTGTTCGCTTCTATAGCCGCTAGAACAAAGAGGGCAACCCTGTTTTTTAAGCAGTAGTTTTGGAGATGTATAAAACCTATACTGGTGCCGCATACAGTACATTTCTGCTTCGTTGTTCATGCCGTTATAAGTGATTAGATTGATGTGCGGGTGGTTTTTTCTTAACCTACGCAAGGCTTCTTCCGCAGGCACCGCCTTGGCGTTGTCTGCCCCCCGCCGGCGGTTTTTGCGGCCGCACAATGCACAGCCGTGTCCCTTCAAGTGCTCGTGGGGCAGCATGTGAAAGTCCCCGTGTTCAGGGCATGTGATGGTAACTTTTGTCCTGTAGCCCTTGTACTCCGTTTTGGAGTAGTCGTACTTGCCGCCAAACCGGGCCTTGGCTTTGGCGACGAATTGTTCAGTGGTGACACGCACTCGTCCTTTCGCTTTGTATGCCCCCTGCCGAGCGCCACATTGAGGACAGCCGCGCCCCCGCTCGTGGTGATGCGGCGATTGCCAGAAAGTTCCATGTTCTCGACAGAGGATTTCGACTGGCGTATGTTTATTCTTATAGCGAACCCTGCTATAATCGTACCGGCTACCGTGCACGGTTCTGAACCGGTTGATGATTTGTTCGGTGCTTAGCTTCGTAGACATGTAGAGGTCCTCCGTGGGCTGTTCAGGTTCTAAAAAAGCCGCCGAATACTGCATGTACAAGGCCGCCAAGGAGCAGGCTGAGCGCTGGGCGCAAACCCAGCAGCAGTACTTGCAGTATCTCCAAGCGCGCAACGCATGGCAGATGATACTCGGAACTTTCGTTGGAATATACGCATTAGTGCGCCAATATGAACTTTTCAAGGAGCAGCTTAAGATTGCCAAGGAGATTCTCCGTCAGCAGGAAGACTACCTCACCCTTGCCAAGCGGCACTACAACGAGATCACCGTGCCGGCGTTTAACCGCGTGCGCGACCTCTTCGACCGGTACATCTCCAAGTTCGCCGGCTACGAAGAGCGCTTCATGCAGGACGCCTTCAAGTACGACGAGTACACGCCGGAGTACAACACGCAGGAAACGCGCGTCCTGAGCAAGGTCTACGCACAGTTCGACCGTGCCGTACGCACCGCCAACCGCGCACGTGGCAAGTACAACGCCGGGCGTCCTTGTCATAATGCGACGTGGTTTGCGTCCATGCGGGCGCTGGCGGCCATTGACGCCGTAAACCACGCCTTCCGTTACGAAGAGGCGAAGAAGGAGCGTCTCGATAGGTGGTTCTGGAACCGCAAACTGGGTGGCGCCGAGTTTGAAACCAATATCGGCAACCGTGCCGTCTCTGGCCTCAATCGTGGTGTTATTGGCGCCGTACAGGGGCTTAACGCTGTGGGCAACGCCTATAGCAATCTTATCGAGGCGGAAGGGCCACTTGCCGCCGCTTACGCCAACCTCGGCAACTTCTGGGGTTCCATCGCCAACGGTGCGTTCAGGATGGCCGGATATGCTTATGGTCTGTCGCAGATGCCGTGGGCGCCGGCGCCCTACGGCGGTGGCAGCTATGGTCTTTACGGGCCAGGCAGTGTGAATTTCGGCGCGGGTAACGGTATGGCTGTGGGTGGCGGCAGCTATAGCACGGGTTTCATGCTTGGTGACAACCATGGTGGTAGCTTTATGTCGGCGGGTGGCCTTGCTGGCGGCCTGCCATCTCCGGTATACATGACTTCGGGTAGCGCTCCAGCCTATGGTAATTGGGTTGGTGCGCCGGGTTACAGCGGAGGCGCGTGATGGCGTATTATGCGACAGCTCGTATTTTTGCTGACCCGTTTGGGTCGTTTCTGGAAGGGCAACGTGCCGCATGGGCAGATATGCGTGCGCAGCAGGAGCTGCTGCGGCGTATGTATGAAACGTATCTTAATGAGCGGCGGGTGGATCTTGGGTACGCTGAGCTTGGATATAAGTATGACGCACTAGAGTCTCTCGACAAATACCGACAAGAAACCCTAGATTTGCGAAAAAGTGAGCAAGAATCTCTGGATAAATACAGAGAAGCAAACCTCGCATTGAGAAAAAGCGCACAAGAATCGGTGGAAGAATATAGAAAACTTGCTCTGGAAGCACTGAATAATTATCGTAAGGCTGTTCTCGACCAGAGAAAAAGCTCACAGGCTGCAGCGGAAGCCTATAGAAAAGCCGCCCTCGATGCGCTTAATGCGTACCGAAATGAAACTTTGCGCCTTCGAAAACAATCGGAAGAGTTTAACCAAAGATACAAAACCAAGCTGCTGGATTTGAAAGAAAAAGAGCTTAACCAGCCGTCCGCAATGGAAAACCTCCTAAAGGCATTGGAGCGGCTCGAACAGCAAAAACAGCAGCAATCCATACCGGGGGTGGGAATAAAACCTCAATCATCCCTGCCGGCCCCACCTGTGCCTTCGGCGCAAGGAGAACAGAAGCGCGTTTCAGAAGCCCCGGCCGCTTTACCTATCCCCAAGCGTCAGGACCGCATCATTGCATCACCTGCGGCGCCGCCTCCACCGGTAGCACCACAGACGGCGCAAGCGCCGCTTACTGGGAATGCGCAGCCGGCGCCGTCACAAACAGCTATTGGCGGGTTTACCCTGTCTCAGCGCGCAGCTCAACAAATGCAAGCCGCGCCACCCACGACACCTGTCCCTAATCCGTTGGCTGCCAATCTACAGGAACAAAGAGCGCCTGCGGCATCAAAGTATATTTACGACCGTATCCCGCCAGCTGCACCCGCGACGAATTTGCCGGAGCCTCTTCCGCCGCCTGGACCAGAGCGGTTCGGGCAAGCGCCGCTTACTAAACCGCCTGGGTCGAGGAAATATATCCATGACCGTATCCCCACGAAGCTGGCGCAACCGGCCACACCTTCGGCACCTGGTAAACTTCAGGTGCCGATGGATCGGCTATTGGCCCTGCGAGCGGAGTTGGTTAAAAAACTTCAAGACCCATCTCTGAGTATTCAGGCACAAACAGAACTCGCCAACGCACTTGCACGTGTTGATATGCAGCTGCGGGAGGCTAGCAATGCCAGGTAATGCTATTATCCCCCCCGTGCCGGCGTCGGATGTCGAGGAAGACCCGTTTGAGGATGCCAACCCTCGGAGTGTGGCTACGACTGGGGATGAATGGGTCGGCGCTTTTGGGGCGACTGAGAGTGGAGAATATTTAAGTCCAACCACACCTTCGCCGGCCTTGGAGCCGATGCCGCCGCAAATCAATGGTCGTGAACTCGGCGCTGCCATAATGGCTCAGTATATGCTGCGCAAGCAGCTAGAGCGGGCGTCTGATCCGCTACGTAAAACGCTAGGCCCGTCGATTGATACGCTATCCAAATTTGGCTACAGTGAGCCCGTATTCGACCCTAACAGCGAAGAGCTACGGTCGGCTGTGCAGCAAGCTGTAAGGAAAATCTGATGGCCGTCGATCCACAGGATAATCTGTTTGGGGCTACGCAGCAGTCACCAAAAAAGCCGTCGCAGCGGTCTGATGTAAATGCGTTGCTTCGTCAAACAGATGAGCTTTTGGGTGCACAGAATGTACCCGAAATGCCGGCGCGTTTGGTGCAGGCCGATCTTGTTATACCTAAAACAAATTTTCCTACCACACAGTCAGTTGTACAACCGACTGATATAAATGAAACAGCAGAAAAACTTGCTACGGTTAGCGCCATCAGCCCTCAAGATGTTGGTCGTACGGCCGACCAAGCGCCGGCCGAACCCATGCCAGTGCGCGACACAAAAGGCGATAAATCTCCGGCGGATAAACTATCTGCCGGTGCGGAGCCTTTACCTCCACCTAAAATAGTTCAAGGGCCGCAGGGGGCGCTTCCATCCACTACGGAAGGACAAGAAACCACAGCGTCGCCGCTAGAGGTGTATAAGCAGTTGGCGACAGAGCCGGCCCATAAACAATTTTTGACTCACCTCGAAGAAAACCCCCTTGCTCGCCAAGGATGGCTTGAAGGGGACGCTCGTGCGCGCCGCGAAATTATCGACGCTTGGGTTAAAACAGCGGCGCGTAAGCGTGTATTGGAGCTGCTCAAAGTGGGCCTGGGCGAGGGTATGACCGCCAAACGGCGCGACCAAACCATTCAGCTGGCGCTGAAGTTTGAAGAAGAGCGGCTGAAGGCGCAGCTGGTGCCGCTTATCGGCATCAATTCGGCGAAGGCGTTAGGCACCACTAGCCTTTATGACCCAGAGGGGACACTTAATCAGCTCGTTCGTCAAGCTGGGGTGGCGATCCGCCCGGATGAGGTTACGCACTGGATCCGGGAAGCCCTACCAAAGACAACGCGGGAATACTGGATAACCTATAGCCCGCAGGAACGCAGATCATTCCTTAAGTCGCTTGGCAAATCCTTCGTCAACGAGCAACTGTCAAAGCTGGCGGCGCATCCGTCGTTTAGAGCGCTTCCGGCGAAACAACGCGATGCGGCGCTAAAAACGCTGCGTCAGTATATGAAAGACCAATTTGATGCGGTAGCGGGGCCAGCGTCGCAGGATAACGAATTTCCGGTCAGGCATCCATCTGGTTTTATCAACGAAAAGCTCAATGGTGAATCGACCAAACCGTCCAGCTCTTTGCGCTGGTGGCTTGGTCTGGCTGGTACGGCGCTTGGCTCCGTGGTGGAGGGTGCAGGGGACCTTGTTGCTTCCAGCGGGGATATCCTTGCTTACGCCACTGGCGACCCTTCATGGCGTAACGCGGCTCTCGTCAAGGCGGCGAGAGACATCGCTGAATTTGGACAAAAAATCCAAACCGCCAGCATTCCGGACGAAGTGAAACGCGAACTGCAAGCCATGCAGCAGGCATTCAATGAGGGCCGCATTACTGATGCCTTAACAGCGCTTAGCCCGTCTACCTACGCATACATTGCATCGCAAATGGGTGGCTACGTGCTGGGTTCCGGCGGCGTCGCCGGCGGCGCTCGCGCATTGGCGGCGCGCTACCTGGCTACCAAATCAGCGGGGTGGGCGCTGCGTATGGGGCGCGTGCTTAAGGGCCGGCGCGCCACGGGGGCAACGCTTGCGATCGGTGCCGGCGCCGCGCAGGGGCATCAGGAGGGGCAACAGACCGCCGCCGACATCCTTAACGCCGATCCGCGCGTGCTGAAAGGTTCGCCCACCTGGCATGCCATGGTGGACAAGTTGACGGCCACGCTTAGACGAGCACCGACAGACAAGGAGGTGCAGCAAGCGATGGCCGATGTGGCCGCTGCTCGCGCGGCGATATACGGCGGTGCGGCGTCAGCGGCATCCATCTATTTTCTGGGTGGGATCTCCGAGCGTATGTTCACCATGTTGCCCAAACAGTTGGGTGGCGCCGTCGCCAGGGAGGCGATGGGAGATATTGCACGCAAGGGTGGGCGCGTAGCAAGCGCCGCCGGCGGCGCTCTGCGAGAGGGCGTGTCAGAAGCGGTAGAGAACGTCGGGCTCGTCGGCGCGCGGCATTATCAGGAGCAGCAGGCAGGGCTGACGCCCGACCCTCGCGAGCTTGGCGGGCAGGCGGCGCAGGGGTTCGCCCTAGGTGCGCTCTTCGGTGGAGCGCTGACGTCGATCGCGCCCCAACAGACGCAGGGCGGCACCGGCACGGAAGGACAGAGTGGCGCCCAAGCGGCGCCCAAACCGCCCCCGTCTGGTCCGGCGGAAGACGTGCTGGCCAAGGCCGTCGAAGACGACGTAATGCATGATCCGGACGTGCAGACCGCCGTTGCGGAGTCTAAGGCTGCAGGGCTGGAGATGGTCAAGGTCGCTGCGCGGCGGGCCGGCGTAAACATCCCGTCGCCTCTGGAGGAGGCGCTGGCGGCGGTCAAGACTGGTGATGAAGTCAGTTACGCCGCCGCCATGACGGAAGATGGCGAGCAGCTGGCGGACATCGCCGGGCGCGAGCTCATTCGCAAGGGGGACGAGCTTTACCTCGATGACACCAAGCTCGACACCACGAATCCCGCCGTGCAGGCGCTGCTCACCGAGGTGGAGCGGCAAACCGAGACACCGCCCAATGCCATTCTAAGCAAGGTGCGCCGCGCCGGATTCGCCGAAGCCGATGTGCTGGATATCCCGCAAGATGTCATCGAAGATGCTCAGGGCGTCGACGCCGCAGCGCAGGCGGAGCAGGCGGCGGAAGCGCAGCTGGAAGGTAAGGACATGGCGCCGCCAGAGGCAGATGCGCAGCCGGCGCCGCTACGCCCACAAACAGACATCGCAACGCCTGAAGGGCGCTTGGCGCAGGCGGATAATATCCGTGCATATGTCAACATGCTGGTTCAATCCGGCGAACCCGTGGAGTTGGCCATTGCTAGCGCCCGTAAAACTTTTGGTGCTCGGGCCATCCCGGAAGATATTCGGGAAACCTATGGCCAGGTTGACCCCCACCTATTGGCCGAAGAACTACGCGCATCGTTTGCGCCGGCGCCGCCTGAACGAGTTGCCGCCATTAAGGATCGCCTGCCGACGGAAGGGCGTATTTACGTAGTACGCTCCGCCGCTGATATGCCCGGGATGGGGGCTGAAGTGCCAATCGCCACGTTCAAGGTGAATGGTGGCAAGGATGAGTTTATCGTCGTTAACGCCGGTGCAATCAAAGACCCGCGTTCTGTGCGGCGTTTGTTTGCGCAGCATCTGGTTTACAAACAGCTGTTGGAGCATAGAGACAGAGACTTTCTGTTCAAGGCGGCGGCGCGAGCGGTAGATTACGGCATCACATATAAAGTTCCGCGTAAAAACAAGAAAGGCTATGCCGAGCTTGGTGGTGGCGCACCATTACCAAAAAACCTTAAAAGTACCACTAGTCCTACAGCTCGTGCTATCATTGAGCAATTTCAGGAAAAACTCTTGCGGGGCGATCCGGCAGCGATGAACGCCATCCGGCAAGAGCTGGAAAAGGTGACGCGCAAACGTGGGCAACCCCTACCGACATTTGTATCGAACGCGCATCTGTGGCGTGTTCTTGTAGAAGCCGGCCTCATTCCCAAGACTGACGCCGCTCGCGTCGCAGCGACGCCGCCCGGCACTCCCATGCCTAGCGGTGAAACACCGTCTGTTGAAAAAACGGAAACTGGTAATACTGCCAAAGAAGAGACGCAGGCGGCGCTGGCGCCGGAGAAGGCGCGTCATGAGGCCAGGTTGGCACTGAAGAAGAGCCACGAGAATACAGCGCCGCCTCCGCCACCTGAGCCGCCTGCGGATAAAGAAACGCCTATACCTGAAGAACCCAGCGAAGCCGGACCGCCGCCACAGATTGTGCTGTCCAGGCTGGTGCGGCGCACTTTGCAGAACGCCGACGATGCGGTGAAGCTCGACTTCATCCGTGGCTTCATCATGCGGGATGGCGTCGACAAGGACGTGCGGGACACGGGTCTAAAGTTCATCAATGCCATGCGGTCAATGACGTCAGTGGCGACAGAGTATCGCAACCTGCAGGCGGACATCCAGTGGCGGCTCGACCTGATGCTGGAGCAGAAAGCAAAAGAGCTCGACATCACCGTTGACGAATTGCGTACGAAGTACAATCAGTACCGCCTTGCTCTGCACGCCATCGAACGCAACACTACCATGTGGGCGACACGTGTGCGCTTGCAAAACAAGGAGGCGCGGGCGGAACGTCAGGCGCTCCACGAAGCCGTTATGTCAGGTGCCGCTGCTCCGGAAGCGACGATGGCGCGCCTTATCGAGGTGGCGAAGAATGGTAACCCTGAGGAGCTGCTAGATACTGCTGTTTATGCCGGTATGACCAACGTCGAAGCCCAGTCCATCATCGATGCCATCCGGGGGCAGGGGCTGGAGGAACACATGCAGCCTCTGTTAGAGCTGCATAATAGTCTCTCCGATCTAATTCTGCGATGGCGTGAGGAGGCAGGCGTATACGCCGGGCCGGCCGGAAATATCGTGAGGATGTACGGTTGGAAGCACTACGTCCCGCTGTTTGACACCAAGGAGGCCAAGGCCGACTACGACGCTACAGAACGTGAGGACGCCATCCGGCGCGTGTTCAATCCGGCCAACCTCACGCGAGATGCGGCTAAGGGTCGGAAGAGCCTCAACATTGATGTGTGGGCTAACTTCGAGAAGGAGGCGCGGGACGCCGCTTATAGCGCCGCCATGCATCGTGCCGTACAGGCATTCCGGGACTTCGTGCGCACATCCAAGGAAAAGGGCCTGGATGTGCAATTTGGCGCTATTCAGGAGCTGGGCAAAGTTGAATACTACACTGGCGACGAAACGACACGTGCGGGATGGAAGATCCCCGAAGGTATGTCCGTTCGCAGCCCCAACAAGTTCAACGTCTTCAATCCCGAAACCGGCAAATGGGAAGCGCTCGTCGTCTACGACAAGGAGATGGCGGCGATGATGCGTAACCAGCTTGGTGAAGAGCTGGTGTGGGATCCGGCTACGCGCCAGAAGGACTTGCTGCGCGCTTTCGCCACTAACTACAACCAAACGAAACTGGCGAAGAACATCGGGGATTGGACGCGCTTGCACGCGCGTGGCCTGACTACGTTCAACCCCAGCTACTGGCTAACGGCCTTTTGGCGCGATTTTATTCAGACGCCGATCCTCGTGGCTACACAACGCGGTGTTAGTCCCTTCAAAGTGCAGAAGGAAATCCTTGCGCGCACCGCTCAGCTGCAATCCGCTGGCTACGCCAACAACATGTTCCGTTTCATGCGGGCCGATGCTGCTGAGCGTGAACGACTGGCCAACGATCCGGAGTTCCTGAAGCAGCCAGGCATGGATCGACTGGTGGAGCGCTGGCGCAACGGTGGCCTTATCACATTCCAAGCTCAAGTAGGTGAGGATGCTGGTCGATTGAGCCTAGAAACTGGCCCCATCGGGCGGCGTATTCGGCAATATATCCGCCAGAAACTGGGGCGCGAAGGGTTACGCTGGGCCGACCAAAGGCTGGAGAACGTCGAGGCCGCGCTGGCGGTGATCGACAACATGCACCGCCAGGTCGTCTACGACATCTTGCGTGAAACCGGCGCCACACCACCCGAAGCTGCGTTATATGCGCGCGACATCATGGATTTCAACAAGCGCTCCGAGGTTGGTAAGGCGCTAAATAGCATGTGGGCCTTTACCCAGTCCGGCCTTACTGGCATCACCACGATTTTCACAAACCATATGTGGAAGAAAGGTGCGCCGCCGGTGGTGTTTGTGAAGGAAGGCGATAACTACCGGGCCAAATTCGATCTACGCCCACAGACGCTGATGCGCGAACTCAACTGGAAGGCGGCGGCGTGGTTCGTAGCGATGGGCGCCGCCAACGTCATTGGCACCGCTGCGCTGCTGGGCGTCGACGATGATGGCGTGCCGGTAGCGGCGAAGATTACGCCTTCCACCTGGATGATGTATGACATCCTGCCGTTCGGCAAGGATGCGCCCCTCAAACTACCGAAGCAGTACGGCCTGCATCAGCTGTTCGATGGGCTGGGCGCGGCGCTGGCGTTAAAAGCGCTGGGGCTGGCGAACCCACGCGACATCGCGTTCGCCTACTCGGAGATGTTCCTGACCAACTTTGTTCCGCTTGGGCAATTTGCTGCGCCGGAGGGGGCAGTGTCTGCCGGTCGTTCCACGCCCGGTGACTGGGTAGCTCAACTAGCAGCGGATTACGCACCTACGGCTCTAAGTGGCGTGGTTGAACTTATGGTAGGTCGAGAAAAGCTCGGCGGGCACCTTGGCAAGCATACTCCCGAAGCTGCCGGCTATGTGCAGGGCTATATCGGCACGCCCATCGGATGGCGCAAAGCGGCGGAGATGATCTACGAAGGCACGCCGGAGTGGATGAAGGTCGATCTGACCCCGGAGCAGGTCGAAGTGTTCGTGCGGGACAGCATCCCCATCCTGGGGCCTGTTATTGCGCATCTGCCTCGCCTGTTCGTTGGTATGACCTCCCGCCCGGAGCGCAGCCCGATCGAGGAAATCATCAATTCGCAGCTGACGCCGCTACCGCGCGTCGCCTATGACCGACGTTATTACCCGCAGCGTCTGGAGGCGTATGTGCGCGCTAACTACCTGCGTCCGGCGGATGAAGCCTACAACACCATCCTTCGCCAGTCTTCTGACGAGACGAAGAAACGTCAACTGCTGAAACAGTTCTACGAACGCTATCCCTATTACCGGTCCGTGCGCAGCCTGTGGCGCAACTACAGCACCGAGCTGAATGCACTACGGGCGCAGGTACTAGATTATCGGACAAAGGGTGACTACGAACGAGCGACGGAATCGTGGCGCAAATATAACAAGCTTAAGACCAAGCGCCTGCACGATCTTCTGCGCATTCTTGGCAAGTATGGTATCGAGGTCGACTACTAAATTACGATAGCTACGCATTCAACTGGTGGATGCGGCGCCACATTGCCATTCTGATCCGGCACTCCATCCAGGTAGTCGCACAAGAACGGCTGGCCGTCGCCGGCCAGAATACCTTCATTGCGCAGCTCTTCCATAAACGACAAATACTCTATTCCGAACTGCTGTTCAACAAAACGGCGCAGGTGGAATGTTGGGATGATGAGCTTCGCCCAGCCATCACCCATGAGCAACCTGGCCTCGGGCATTGTGCCAGCGCGTTGCGTCGCTTCCAACACCCACCCATCCAGGATGCTACCAACGGACATGGAGTTTGCATCTGCTTTGCGGAACACGGCGGCGCGTGCGGAGAACCACGTGACGATGGCTGCCGCCTTCTTGCGAGCGCTGTTTTCTTCCTTAATCTGCCGCCGCACTTCCTTCGAAGCGTTGCGCAGCTTATCTCCAATCTGTCGAATGAGGTCCATGTTCACGTGCACTCCCATCTCTGCCAGGATCTCACCAGCCACTTCGACGCAAGCAAGGCCGGCGTTGATAAACCGGTATTGTTGTGAGTATTGCGCATTCGCTTCTTGCGTCAAGCGCCGCACTTTTTGCTCTACCCAATCTCGGCGTTGCAATACACGCTGGATGAACAGCCGACCAACATGGCCATAATGTTCTTCCAGCCCCGCCATTATCTGTTGCGCTTCCGACAAATACTCATCCTTCTCCAACGTTGAACGTTCAATCCGCATCTCTAAGATGCGCAACAGCAGGGCTTCGTCTACTTCGCCACCCCCACCAAAGGCCGATCTCATAGAACGGTTGGCAGTGGTTACGGATATCAGGCGCCAACCAGAGGCTGGCCGCTGCAGGCTGCCATCACGTTTGGCGCGATGATAGCCTTCACCGTTGGTCACAGCGTAAATAAACTTTTGAGCCGTATCCGTATCACGCAGCAATGGCGTGACCTCATCAATAAGGGCTGGCAGGTTGTGATAAATGTGCAGCCGCGTTTCGCGCGCGGCCACCGTATCGTACGGTGTGAAGTGCGCTGCCATCGGCTGTCCCCAGAACGAACTGCCGATCTCAAGCAATGTAGATTTGCCGCTACCGCTGGGGCCGGTAAGATGAATGAACAGGCCATTGACCCCCGAGAAGGCCATCAAAGGCGACGCCAGCGCCGCCAGCAGCGCCAGCGACGCATGCGGCGTCAGTAGGTTGAACATGCGCTGCACAAGTCGCAGCTGTTCCTGCGCGTCGCCCCTGGCGATGAACAAGTCCGTCACTCGCTGCAACGACGGTGGCACCACGAGGTCCTTCGCGCCGTTCTTCGTAATCAGCGTAGACCCCAAAATAAATCCTTTCGGCGTCCACCCCATACGGGTCACACTACTGCGGCGAGCGAATGTTTCATTCACTTGCGCCGCTAGAGCACCAATAAACGCCTTGTAGCCTTTCTCATGCTGGGACCCACGGGGAAGAGTATAGCCAAACGCTTCCATCACCATGGACATTTGCTGTGTCCGACCAAACGCCCGTAACGGGACGGGGCGCTCCCGAGCAATCCTCGTTCCGGACTCATCAAGCTCAACAACGATGGCGGCGGGGTCGTCGCCATCAATGACTTCTCGCACAAACATCAAGCGCGGCGCCGCGTCGTAATCGATGATGGAGCCAGCAGTGGCGCCCTCGGTGCGCATGCGAAGTTTGCCGGTAGAAACGTCAAAATAGAACTTGACGCCGGCGAGGTTACTTAGCTTAGCGGCGATAGCATGCGGGTTCAGCGTTTCCGTTTCTTGCGTTTGCTGTTGAGTCTGTTGAGCAGGCGCCGCCGGCGTATCCAGCGCCGCTTTTTCAGCATGTCGCCTGGCCAACCGTCGCGCTGCAACGAGCGGCGAAGAAACACCGGCGAAAGGGCAAGATCGACACAAAGTTTCCCTTCCCCTTGCCGCTGCATAACGCTCACAGGTAACAGGCCCCACGCCTTCGGCTCGGGAGTGCGCAGCCTGCTGATATTTTTCCGTTGTTTCCTGCTCGGAGTAACCCGGATACTGGCATGAGATTGCATGGGCCGCCGCGCTTCCTTCTTTGGTGAACGCGCAAAGCTGAATGGAACACCACCACGCATCGTATCCCTCCTTATCTTGGTGCTGGAACGCATCTTTGAATTGAGCACAAGCCTTAAAGAGATCTCGTACTGACGGCACTTCTTCATCCGGCCAAGCCGCCAAGCTGCCGTCATATTCACCTACAATGTATTGTGGCCGACTAAACTTATCAGAAGCGCGTGATGTTTTATCAGGAGGGAAATCATCAAGAGAGTATGCATGCTCCGTCGCCACTAGCACTTGCACAACAGCACCACGTTTGTGGTTGAGAGTGCCAGGAACGCGGAGGACGCCGGCGGCGTCAGCGACGCGTGCGGTGTCGATAGCAAGTTTTGGATCCAATTCCTTTAGGCGAGCTTTCAGATAGCGCGCACGGGGGAGCCATTCATCCACCGTAACATCACGATCCAGTCGCCAATAGACATGAAACCCGCCACCACTATCAACAACGAAGGATGGGTGCGGTAGGGCCTTACTTTCAACTAGCGCCAATAACGCCGCCAGCGCCTCTTTCTTTGTCTGGTAACCACCCTCCTTTCCCACATCAATATCGAAGGCGAAACAGCGCAGGGATCGAACTGATGCACGGCGACGACGTTGCTCACCGAATGCAGCGATGGCGAAGTAAACATCACCTTGTGATACATGCGCCGCCTGCGTTGCCAGCGCCGCCACATCGGTAAACCAGATATGGCGGAACTTTCCACCACTAAGCACAGCAAGGCAATAAAGCCCCGCTTCCGGTAGGATCTTCCTGAGAAAATTTATCGCTTGCATCGAACCCGACCCCTCGCGGGGTGGTGGGGACGTGCGTCCACGCCCCCACCACGGTTACAGCTGCCCAGCTCCTTTTTCCTGAAAGCGCTGCAGAAGCGCAGACAGGTCTTCCTCCGTCGCTACCTGCTCGCCCGGGGTCGGGTCGGAGGCGGCAGGAGCGACCGGAGCGGGCGGCTGATCTTGTTGCTGAACTGGCTGCTGCGCAGGCTGTGGCTGAACTGGCTGCGTGGCCGTCAGCGGTTGCACCGGCGCCGCTTGCGGTGCCGGCGGGTACTCGTTGGCACCTTGCACCTGCGCAGGAGCTTCGGCCGTAGGTTGCATCATAGGCGCCGGCTGCGGCTGAACTGGCTGCTGCACAGGCTGTGGCTGGACTTGTACCGGCTGCGGCTGAACTGGCTGCTGCGCAGGCTGTGGCTGGACTTGTGCCGGCTGCGGCTGCGCTTGCTTTTGTTGCACCGCAGCCCACGCTCGTTCGAAATCCAGCGACGCTGCCTCGTCGACCTTTTCGTCGGGGATTTGCTGCAGGACGCCCTTGTAGAAATCCTCCGGCACCCAGTCCTTCGGTGTGAACAGCACCTTGCTGGGCGTTGGCGACGCCACGTCGATGGACATGGTAAACACCATACCGCCCAGCGGCACATTATGGGTCTGCATGAACGCCGAAAGGTTCTTCAGGTTGAAGAGGTTCTGGGCGGAGTTGTCCTGCCCGAACAGCGTGCCACCCTTGGCCAACATGCGATAGACCGTACCGGGGTTCGGATCGTTCGGAAACACCAGCGCCAGCGCCTTCACGTACTGGCACGCCTTGGCCTGCCCGTTAGACGCGCTGCCGGCGACGTTCATCGGGCAACCAGCACAGCTGCGGTTCGGCGACGGACAGCGCGGCGCCGCATCGTGCGCTTTGTTGCCATCCGTCGACCAGCACGCCGGCAGCACCACTTCGTCGCCTCCGGCGTTGTAGGGTTGGTCGTAATACATCCGCCCCACACCCGGCATGGCGCCAACGATAATGACATCTGCCGACTGGCCAAACGAGTGGGTGATGGCGCCGTTCACCACCAGTGCGATATTGTTGTTGTGCAGGCTCACACGTGGAATGCCGCCGCCACCGAGGTCGAGCCCGCCGAACTTTTGCTGCGCATCCTGCAGGTATGATGGAAGTGCCACCGCCGTACCCTGCTGCGGTGCCTGCATGATGGGGTTCTGGTTGTCAGTCATTGTCGCTCTCCTTCTTGGCCGTCACGCGTACGATATACTCTTCTTCTACCTGCACACCGGGCGGCAGGGTGTCGTGTTCTTTTGCCCACTCGATGGCGTTGCGCTGGGCAATTCTGCGCTGAAGCAGGTCAAGCGCTCCGGTTTCCAGTACAAAAGCATGGAACGCCTCCCAGTCCATCACATGGGGCTTGACCTGAATGACCCGCTGGATCTTTGTGCCATCCGGCAGGGCCACCGACTTCAGACCCATCTTGTTCAGCTCGGCGAGCATTCGGGCCTTGGCCTTGTCAATAATCTTGTCCAGCTCCCGCACGCGCTCTTTGTACTGGCGCGTGAGGTCATCCTTAATGCGCTTCGCCTCCCGGTAAATCCGGGCCGCTTCCGCCAGTTTGTTTGTCACCGTCGTCATCATCGCACCTCATCAGTTCACGATATGAAGCTAGTAGCTCCTCTTGCACATTCGCCCCTTCACGAAGGCGGCTGAATAGTCGCCGCTCCAGACTATCTGCGGCAACATGGAAAATCGTCATCTTGTGTTTCTGGCCAGGCCGCGCCATACGCTGGTTGGCCTGGAGATAAGTTTCCACCGACGTCACTGGACCGTACCAGATAGTAACGTCAGCGTTGGTGAAGCTCAAGCCATGAGACGTCGTGCGGGGGTGGGCCAGCAGGACCCGCGCATCACCTTCACGAAACGCCTTAAACCGTTTGTCCCGTTCCTTACTGCCGACACCTCCATGCACCACCACATGTTCGACACCAGCCTCTGCCAACGTCTCCGACAACTTGTCAAGGACGCCACGATAGGGAACGAAAACGATTACATCATGCTCCGCTTCCTCTATCAGTTCCAACACTAGCGCATGTCGAGGCGCTGCGTCAAGCACCACCGGCTCCTTTTGGTCATCAAGAACGACACCCTGGTAGACTTGCAGCAGCTTGTTCATCTTCACGGCGGCGTTCACTGCCGTGATGGTCTGCTCACCCTTGACCGCCATCCACTCCTTAAGCAGAGCTTCTTCGGCTTTTTTCTGCTCATTTGTCTTATCGGCCATACGGTCGACGTAGGTGATGGGTGGCAAGCTGACGCAATCTTCCTTCGCCACCCGGATAGCCGGCTGCATAACGTTACGCACTGTTTCCAAATAACCAGCTTTCGGCACCCACACATGTGGGCTAACTTGAAACATCAGCGCATCCCTGAACGTCGACATGTAACGGGGCACCTTATCTGGCCGCACGAGTCGCACTTGCCCAAACACATCCAGCGGCGACTGCGCCATCGGTGTGCCGGTCAACGCCCAGCAGCGGCGCTGATGCTTCGGATTGTTGACGATGGCGTTCATGGCTCGCCATCGATCAGTGCGGGTGTTCTTGAAGGCCGTCGCCTCGTCGATAACGACCGCATCAATCAGCCAATGCGAAGCAAGCTCTTTACGTAAAACTTTTACGCCGTCGTGGTTGATGATGTAATACTCGGCGTCTTGTCCTAGCGCCGCCAACCGCTTACGCTTTGTGCTGTGCAAAATCTGGATACGGGCACTTGGATCCAACCGTCTAATCTCTTTTTCCCACACATCACATAGCGTCGATAACGGCGCCACGATAAGAGCGGCACGAACACCACGCGATATCTTTAGCTCCCGACAGCGGCGCAGTAGTTTGCAGGCCCAAATAGCGGCGGCGCTCTTACCACTACCTAGTGAATTTAGGACGAACCCCCGTTCGTTCTGCACCATAAACGCTACTGTTGCTAGCTGATGCGCAAACGGCGTAAACGGCCCCCGATAAACCTGTTGCGCATGTAGCGCCGGTGAGTCGATATCCCACCCAAGGTTACGCAGGACATTCGTTTCGTCCGGGCCGTGGCGTATCAGCACGACGCGCTTGCCACCAAGCGTCGCCGGCGCCGCTCCATCGATAGTCAGAACAACTCGGTCAAGTTCGACCATCGGCCCTGAAAGTATGACAACGCCGCCTGCGTAGGCTGCGATGCGACCATCTGAACCAGCCGCTCGAATTCGGGAAGGTTCTGTTCGTTCACCACCATAGAAAGACCGCCGGCCATACGGATTTTTCTCAGCTGTTGCTTCTGCAGTTCTGTCGGCTTGTTGCGCCCGCTCTTTGTCTCCACCGCCAGGAATATCCCGTTCACCACTGCCAGGATGTCCGGCACCCCAGCGCGCCCGTATGGTCCCGCTACCGGAAAACAGAACCATGCCTCATCACCTCCATACTGCTTCAAGACTTTGCGAACTTTACGCTTGACTAAAGCCTCATTTTGTCTGACCGCCATAGCATACCTCTTCGTGCTCGGCGCAATATGAGCCTGTACACGGCTGACGACAATACCGCCACTGATCTCCCTTACCCAAAATGAAATGGCATTCGCCGGTATCAGGAGGAAGGTGATGCTCATCAGATAGATACATCAGCGTCGCCGGCGCTGCCCGATAAGTTTCTCGGCGCTCCGCTGGCGTCATCACCCAAGGCCCACGATCTGTATTGTCATACTCAACATGAATGATTGCAGGAGGCTTGGGTGCTTTTTTCTTCGCGGTCGGAGTTCTACTCCGCTTGGCCACGGCTTCTTTTTTACGTGCGGCCAAAGCTGGATTACGAGTGCGAAGCTCTTCCCATTTAGACCTGACACTTGTTATGCTACGCTCCAACGTAGCAGCGGCGTCAGGTATCGTCATACCGTCCATAAGGAGCGACACCAATTTTTCCTCTTCTTCAGGCGTCCACTTTTTGTAAGTAGTTCGACAGCCACTACTCGTTATTACGCCACCTTCTTGCAGGCGGCGCCAACGCCCAAGGCAGGCATTCTTACCGAGAGGTATACCAACGGCGGTGAATTCCGCCGCAATAGCGCTGAAAGAATAACCCTGCTCTCGCAGCACAATAAGCAGGTTGTCCATCTGCTTGGTCCACCGCTCAGCCATGATGTTCACACTCCTCCACAGGGCACCACTTGCAAAGACCGGATGGTTTCTTTCCCCATCCACCATTAGCGAAGCTAAATGAAATATCCGCTAGCTGATCGGAAATGGCGTCCGCGAGAAACACCATGTCATCGGCGCGCCGGTATGTTTCTTCCTTCTTCACTCCATGCTTCACATAGACAAAGGACGCATGCAATGTCTGTATCGCTGGAAACGTGCATAGTGCCACAAAAGCGAGAATGTGTGATTGCAGGCGGTTATCTTTCGGTTTGCCTGTTTTCCAATCAACCACCCACGCTTCGTCGTTGTTCAGCACCAACACGTCGGCGATGGCCCTACCCCACGCATCCTTGGCGAACCACGCCACCGGCTTAAGTGCCCGATTAATGGCCATCTGATGCTCAAGCATCCTATCGCCCGGCAGAGCTTCAACCTCCTGCGCATAGTCCTCCAATTTCGGGCATTGCACCAGAAGATCCTGCGGTAACGGGCGTCCTTCACGCAGCCGGTCCTCCATGCGCTGGTGCAGATAGGTGCCGAACTCCGCATACTCGTTCGGTTTGTCCTGCACGTCCTTCTTCACCCGCTGCCGATAATACCGATAGGGGCAATTGTGGTATAGCTCGATGGTCGACGTGGACCAGCTAGGCACGTTCAAGGTCATTTTGCGTCTCCATAATTGTCGGCGATGGCGCCCTCCGCTGCCAACGGCAAACCTGGCATCCAGGCCGGAGCGTCGGACATGATGGCCAGCACTTGCTGATAAATAGCCTCCGCCAACTGCTCGGGAACAGACAGCACGACTTCATCATGCACCTGCAGCACCATCGACTCTAGAGGCAGCGCATGTTCCATCAACGTGTGCATGATGCCCGCCATCTGCTTGCGAAGCACAAGCGCTGCCAACCCCTGCGTGCAATTCTCAACGAGAACACCACCCCAGATATACATGCGCTGCTCGGTTCCCGCTTTACGATAGGGGCGCCAGTATGTGATTTCCCCAGCCGTCGTATTGAGCTGCAGATCTGGATACTTGAACTCGACACCCGTCGGCATACGCCCCCGCAGTTCATTACCCATCGCCGGCCACTCATCCGACACGTAGAAGTGTATGGGTATATGTTCATACCCTAGCGGTTGCGCATGGAATGGCTGTGCTTGCGCCGCTCGGCGCAGCATGTCGTCCATGGCGTACCATAGACCCTTGATGCGCGGGAAACGTGTCCTGAACACGTTCACCACCTGTTGCGCCTCATCAAGCGAGAGATCAATACCAGTCCAGTTGAGCACCGTCTGGCGATACTTCTCTGCCCCCATGCCGTATTGCAGCGCCAGCATGGCAATTTTGCCGATCTGGCGCATGCGCTTATGCTCCGCGTGGCGGGGGTCATCTTCCTCGAAGGCTTTCGGGTTTACCGCCACACCGTAAATATGCGAGGCAAACTCGGAATAGGCATCTTGTCCCTGCTGCAGGGCATCCAATATCTGCTGCTCACCGGCCAGCCAGTGGCAGATGCGCAGCTCGATTTGGGAGCTGTCCACGACCACCAACTTGTGGCCAGGTTGTGGGCGGATCGCCTTACGAATGAGGCCCGACTTTGGCAGGTTTTGGAAATTAAGGCCGCCGGCGCCAGAGAAGCGCAACGTGTTGACGGCGCCAGCGTAATAAAGCGGCGCCGGCACAGGCTTACCCAGCTTCGCTAGCCGCAACAACTTGGCAGCACGCGTTTCGGCAATCGTCGACTTCACCGTCAAACGTGCCTCGACAGCGGCGCGCACGCGCTCGTCTTCATGCTCCTTCAGTGCCTGAAATGCCTCGCTCGTCTTGGCAAAATCCCACGTCTCCTTGCCTTTGCTGTTGACCTTCGTCGGCGGCTCTACGCCGAGTTCCTTGAGGTACTGTGCAAACTTCTCATTCGACATCAGGGTGGAGCGGGGCACGCCGGCCTTGGCCACCACGCGCAGGCGCTCCCGCTTGACGTTTAGCAGCTCCTCTTCCAGCGTCTCTTCGTCAAGCATCAGCTGCGGGTTACACGCTGCTCGAGTAGACCAGTCCATCGACGCCAACTCAACCCCCATCGGAAACAAGGACCACAACTTCTCGAAAACGATAGCGGTTACATCCACGTCTTCCCGGTTGTACCGCAGGAGTTCCGCCTGCTCCTCATTCGACAGATCGCCCCAACGACGGCCCTTCGTCGATTTGAGAATGCCAGAGTGCTTCTTGGCCTCGATCCCGCAGAACTTCGCCACTTCCAGCAAGGACGCATTCTTGACGCGCCCACCTAGCAGCGCCATCGCCAAGCCCATGGTGTCGACATACTGGTTCGGCACCTTGCCGAAATGATAGCTCAGCACGGCGCCGTCAAAATGTAGGTTGTGGCCGATAAGACGGATACGCTCCCACGGCAAAGCGTCAATTAGCGCCTTCACCTTACCTGCGCCGCCTACAGCGATGGCAGCTTTGCCTGGCTGTTTAACCGCCACAGAAAGCACTTCAAAACAGGGGTCAAGCAAGTATTCGTACGTAGTCATCTTCGACAGGGAGTAGTCCTTGTCCCAGTAAGTCTCAAAATCCAACACGAGATCAAGCGGCGCTACGACGTTCATCACTCCCACCCCCACTGCTGCATTTCCTTGAGCTCACGGCTATCCTGCATGCGCTGAAACCAATCTTTGTAGGCATTGAGCTTATACTTCATGCCTTCATCGACCAGCGCCCACTGGTTCGCCACCCGCACTTCATCAGCGGCGGTCGCTTTGCCAAACTTCTGGGCGTGAACGAAGGACGCCACTTGTAAGGCAGCGGACAGACGTTGCTTACCTTTTACGTCATGAACCTGCTTTGCGATCTCTGGTATACGCGCGCGCCGCTGAAACAGCTCCACCGACGTATCCGGTGGCGTGAGAAATAGCTTCGCCTCCGGAACCTGCGACAAAAACTCTTCGATTACTCGCCCTGCCTGCATAACTACGCCGGCGTCTATTAGCCTAGGCCGCTGCATCGAGCCTCTCCTTCAACAGTTGCAAACGTTCTTTCAAGGCCAGGCGAACAGCATGCAGGTGGATCAGGGATACACGCGAAAGTGACGTGCCAGAAGTCAACTCTTTTAATCGACATACTTGCCGCCAACTTTGACGGTACGCCTGACTAATAAGCGCTGTAGGTGCTGAATGAATAGGATATAAAACCAATGGGGCTGCACCATCGTCATACGAAAGTATATTTTCATAGTAATGAAAATAAGCCACTTTCCGAACAAGAGTATCATCATCAGGAACAGCAAACACCAATCGGTGTGTTTGTCCATCTAACTGAATATGGCGCCACGACGCCCAAGAAGGACGAAGTTGTAAACTGCTACCCCACGATGACTGCACCCATATGCCACGAACAACAACACCGACGTCAAAAAGGCCAATTTTCTTCCCCACAGGAAGTTCAATAAAGCTCTCCCCAAGAGGAGTACAAGCCCAACCCTCGTTTGTTACATGCAAATCCCTGTTAGCCAAAGCATACGGCACCACCTTCATCACCTCCGCCGGATTCAAGGCAACACCTCCTCTATTTCTTTTAGCGCACCCTGCACATCCACCAGCATAGACCTGCTGGTTGGATCCACCTCGCCATTTTCCAGTACCCAATCCAACATAGCCTGGCAGTTACCAGAGATGTCGCACATGCGTCGGAGCATATCAATTAGCATATCTGACGCTTCTTTCGGAAACCTGATCGTTTCTCGCCCGCGCCGATAGCAGATCACATCACCATCCCAGTAAAGCATCACGTGCCCTCCATGCGCCGCACCAATTTCGCTTCAGTTACACCGGTGTAACGGATGAGATCCCGAATAGCATTTCTAAGCGCAGCGTCAGATACTTCTTCTGGCAGATACACACACCTGCGCTTGATGCCGGCACGGGAGGCTATATCACGCACCCAACGCTCGTGGCTATCATACTCTTTCGCCACATCCCCAAACCAGGGACCAATGCGGCCCTCCACCACCGCCTCCGCAATCGCCTTCGCCAGAGCAGCTTTTGTCGCACCGCGCACCGGCGACACCAAGGAACGGCCAAGCACAGCTTCAGCCAGGCGTCGACGTTGGTGGGCAGTTGTGCGTGATACGCCAAGCACACCCGCCAACGCCGAGATAGAGCCAGCCTCCTGCAGCTTCCTTTCGATCTCTAGCGCCTCTTCTCTGGTCATTTGATCCGCTCCTGATCTTTCTGGATAGTAGCGCAAGCAGCATTGATGGATCGAACTTCCGCCTGCAGCCTCACCACCCTTCAATTCATCTTCTCATACCTCCACTCTGATAGACCGCACCCCCTGCGGAGCTTTCCCCGTCGTTGTCAACCACACGGTCGGGCCATGCTCTTGCACGTGGTCTTCACAATAGCCATCCGTGAAGACCACTGTCAAGCCCACCTTTGCCTCGTAGGCAGCGTCCAGACCCGGCTGCATGGCGGTGCCACCCCCGCCCCGGAACTCGATCTGCTGACAGCGCTCCGCCAGCTGTTCCGGACGCAGGGCTTCGGAGGCATGTACCTCCATATCCACCTCAATCAGAACCACCTCGTTAAAGCTCCGCAGCTTCGCCAGCGTCGCCAACTCCGCCGCCGCCTGCCCAAGCTCGTGGCTACCCATGGAGCCGGAGGTGTCGACGACGAAGGCCAGCCGATTGACACCATAATGCACCCGGCCTGGCATGATAACGGAACAATCCCGCGCCAGCGCCGGCAGATTTGGCCGCGAATAGCGCCAGTCCTCGATGCCAGCGGACACCTCGGCTACGACACGGGACAACAACTGTTGCCATGGCACCTTGGCCTCAACCTTCGACTCAATAAGACGCCGTAGCGCCGCCGGCGCGTTGCCACGCGCCTTCTCTGGCGCCGCCTGCCACGCCGCCCTAGCCACGGCCTCCATGCGTCGCCGCACTTCCTGTCGCTCACCTTCGGGAAGAGCATCAATCTCCCCCCATAGATCGTGGTCATCGAAACCACCAACGCCACCTTCGCTCTGCGGCGGATCTTCCAACAATTGCTTGTAAACCTCCTCTTCGATGAGCCGCACGCTACCGCCCGGGCACCCAACACAGGCACCCATCGGCAGCTGACGATCCTTCAGAACGTCATGTATCGGCACCGGCGATGGCAGATCATAGGACACCAGCGCCGAGTTGATGACGTAATCCGTGGCGAGGTTCCACAGCCACTTGTCCTTCCCTTCCATGCGGTCGTAGACATGCTGCCGCATCAGGTGCTCCACTTCATGCGCCAGCACAAACATGCACTCTTCTTCCGACAGCGGTTCCATGAACTCTGGGTCGACAAGAATCACCGGCATGCGGCGGCGCCGGTCCAGCCCGACACCTGCCGTGCCGATGCCCGGCAACTCTTTCACGGGATAACGCAGGAGAAACTGCGCATGCAGCGGCATACGCGTGACCATGCGCGACAGGGCGCGATTGACGTTCTTCATCACCACCTCCTCAATCCAGGCTCATCACCACGTCGCCGATCTCCTCCAGGCCCAGCTCCATCACCGCCTGACCATCAAACAGCGCCTGCATGGCCTTCGGCATAGAGCGATATACCAGCGCCAGCGCCGCCGCCACCCACGAACGATCCATCCGCTTCAGATAAATAGTCAGCTTATCCGCTGCCTGGCGGCGCATGTCGACGCCATTCATCGCTTCCAGCTCCTGCAGCAACCGCAGCATCTGCATGTAGCAATGGCCAGGATGCTCCACGTTCGGCACCGGTGTCGTCTCCGGCGAGCGCAGCACTTCATTCAAGGATACCGTCTCGAAAAACCCCTGCAGCGACGTCTCCAGCGCCACGGCGCAGGCGTCGCCGACGACGCTGGCGGCGACGGTCATGTAATCCTCCCGTTTCGCAGCCTTCAGCAGATCCGACAGCATCGCCCACGTGCGTGGCGTGCCCCACACGATACGTCCGATACCTGCCGTCGGGTCCTCCAACGACGCCCGTTCATTGAGCAGGTGCGGTTGTTCCCGCAGCGTGTTCATCACCGCCGGATGAATGCCCGCGCCGCCGGCCCAACGCTCCCATTCCTCGAAGGTCGGGCCGGTGAACACCACATGCATCATACGGTTGGCCGCCGGCAGGGGCAACTCATGGACGATGGAGCCATCCGTGGCCAGGTTGCCCATACCAATCACCGGCGTGCTGTCAGGCAAGTGGAACCCGGCCAGCTGCTTCTCGCGCAGCAGCTGCAGCATGGCGCCGAGCATTGACGGTGTGGCGATGTTCATCTCATCCATCACCAGCGCCGGCCGCTTGCCCTGCGCCGCCACGCGCTGGCATGCGTCGACAATTTCCGGCACGGCGCGGGCGAGCTTTTCACCGACCACGTAGGGCACGCCGGCCAGCGTGTCCGGAGACATGGACGACGCCCGGAACCAGTCCACCGGCTCGTAGCCAAGCTCCCGCAGGGTGCTGCCAACAATCTCGGTTTTGCCGACACCAAACGTGCCGTGCACAAACAGCGCATGGCCGGTATCCACCGACAGCTTCACGAACTTCTTCAGACCACCCACCGTCACCTTGTTCATCGCTTGTTCCATCACGCACCTCCATTTTGCTGGATTTGCATCTTTCGATGCAGCTCAACCACTTTCAACACGGTGGCTGCCTCTTTGGCTGACAGATCAACATGTGTCAGCCAATACAGCCAGTCACGAAACGCAGACCCGCGCTGCTCTTTCGGGCGAGAAACAGCGTCGATATACGCCGCGCTGCCCCCCGCCATCCACGCAAGCTGAACAAACACACCCGCCTTCCAGTCCTGCCGGCGTAGCGCTTCCCGAAGCGCCGCCTGCACCACCAGCGCTGCGCGGCGGTAAAACCTTTTGATCGTGGTAGTGTTATAAATCGGAGGCAACTCCACGTCATTCAGCCGCAGAGTGGCGTACTCGCCGTTCCTGCCGACCAGAAGGAGCTTACGTTTGCTCTTGCGCCGCAGCCACTCCATGGCGCGATGCCGCACTTTCTGCGCATGCGCCGCCAGATGCAGTAAGCGAAGCGCCACCTCTACGCCATCTTCAGGCGTAAAACGTTTCCAGCGCCGGTTAAGGTCTTCCATCAGCATGGTCTTGATCCCCGACACCAATCGACCAGGCAAGACCACTTCCCACCCACCCCAGCGCCAACGCTTTATTAGCTCTTCTCGCATGGGCTCGCCGCAAAACGTGTCTAGCAGGTAAAGCGTGGAGTAAGAGGAAGCTGTGATAATGTCCGTGATCTTGTCCCCTATCTCCAGCAGGGCCGCCTTCAAAAGCATCTCCCGCCCTGCGCCAAAGGCAGGAAGGGCGCCCCTCTGCGCCAGCGAATAACCGCCAGCCAACAAGGAAGCATTGGCGAGATGCAGCCGCAAAGAAGGTTTCGCCCGCGCAAGGTCCAGCAAGATGTGATAGGCCCTGCTCACACGTTCATGGGGATAGGCGACAAACACACGCCGAAAAGTGGGACGATAAGCAAGAGGGTAACTCTCGCTTTGCTGATGCGAGGCCAGCCAGTCGCCTTCGATGTGGTAGTGTTTGTATCGCCCTTCCGTTTCGCCGGAGAGGAACCGCACCGCCAACGACGTGAACGACTTCATAGCTCACCCCTCAACCGCGCCGCCAGGTCCCGCGCACCGAGTTCGATAATAACCCACACCACCGTCACAAGGCTTCGGTATCCATATCCTTCCAACAGCCCACTTCTGATAACTTCGTCAAAAGCTTCAACATGTTCTCGCACCCACTCGTAAACCTTGTCTGTGAACATCAAGTCCGAAGCGATGCCAGAGCCGGCAGCAATGTCCGTCTCCTCCAGTTCTCGAATGACATCCTCAATGTCATCTGTGTCAATTACCACGTCATCGATATACTCCAGCGCCAGCCGCTCATGGGCAGGTAAGTCAAGCTTCTTCAAGGCTGCGATCACGTCCCTCATCACTCCACCCCCTCCACTTCAAGGTCAACATCAGCGTCTTCGGCATACAGCTCTTCTCCGAGACGCCTCGCCAGTTCTTCATCAGCGCCATCGAACTCATAATACAGGAAGGCTTCAGCCAGTTTCTTATTCGGCGCTTCCAATTCCCATACAGTGTGTTGGATTACTGATTGTGTAGAGTAGCCCTTATACTGTCGCCACTCGGCACCGTTGGCTACTCGAACAATTTCCGATAAGGCCGCATTTGCCGTGACAATATCAAGGGCGTCCATGGCGGTGGTTATCAGTATAACCAGGCGCCGCACCATCCTTTGTTGTTTGTCGGACAGCCTACCTGCCTGCTTCAACGCTTGCGCCGCCAGTTGTGTCTTCGCAAGCAGTTTTTGTTTTTCATGTGGGGAGAGAAGCTGGTCTTCCACTATCCGCCCCATCACTTCCTCCAGCATCACCACCTCCGTTACTTCGCTGTAACACGCTCAACCACAAGGCATATATGCCGTGCACTTTCTATAACTTGGCCCGGAAGTTCCGCATTCATCGCCACCTCAAACATCGAAGTGGTAAAGACAAGATCACTCCATTCGAAATACGGAAAGGCGTCCTCATCAGTCAATTCAAGGGTGCGGATAGCTAACATCAGCTGTGCCACCAAACGATCCTCCCCCATACGCTTCAAACGCTCGCAACCCCTACGTAGGGTGCGTAAAACCGTTTCCCGATTAACCCGGTAACTCTTCATCTTGAACCCGCCGCACAAGGTTTAGCACTGTAGTTAAATGCAACGACACTCCGGATGGGCGCCGACCATGTGCGAGCGCCTTCACCATAGTCACCGCAAACCAAAGCTCCGCCAGAGTTGGAGAGTCCCACGCGTCCGCAGGTAACAGCTCCACCGCTCGCGCCGCCAGCGACACTTGCGCCGCCAGCTTCGCCTCGCCACGCGCGCGCAACCGCTGCGCTGCCTCACGCAAAACCTTCACCGCCTTCATGCTTGCATCTTCACTACACATCACTTCATCGCACCTCCTTCAGCACTTTCCTGGCATTATGCCGCAGGGCTTCCAGGTTATACAGGCGGCGTTCAACGGGTATGATATACGTGGCGCCGCGTATAGCGCCCGAAAACATGGACATCACCCGTAGCGTATAGAGTAGCGACGACGGCAACACCATCGGCGAAACCCGCTTCAACACATCGCACAAGAGCGCATGGGTCAGCCGGGACACTGGGTCATTCATGCGCCGCAGGCGGCGCCGGTCGTAGTGCAGCAGCGCATGCGGCGACAGCCACTCCCGCTGCCGTCTCTGATACTCATGTGGTCCCATCATCTCTCCTCACCTACTTTAGCGCCTATGCAATTCAAAGGTCTTCTTCATGCGAATGCCTCCCTTATGTCGCCCACAACTTCCCTCGCCGCTTCGGACAAGCGACGCGCCAGCAGGGGCCTATGCGTAGGAAGCGTATCCAGCAATTTACAATTGTTCATCAAGATCAGCACCTTAAGGCGCACGTTTACTATGGCGATCTGGCATAGAGATGTCGTCAGGTCCGCCCGTTGTAGATGTAAACATAGCAGACGATACGCCAACAGTAATTCCGGTACCAGCTGCGCATGGCATTGTATACGGCGCAGCATACGCCTGGTCATATGTAGCTGGTGAAAAAGCTCGAACCGCTCACCCCAGATCATGGCGTTACTCCGATGTAACGTCAAAAGCGGGCAGGCATGGCAACGCCCGTCCACTTGCCGGCCTCCACCGGCTCCATCACCTCGAACCGTATCGGCGACGATGGGTCTTTCTGATAGAGCCGCACCGTGCGCTTCTTCAGCGGCGCCAGCAGAGCAATGGCCTCTTCCGGGACCAGGCGAATGAGTGCATCATCTCGAATACCCGACATATCAACACTGATCTTGCCTTCAGGTAAACGCGCCATGAGGCGGCCGTTCGCCCACGTCACGGAGCGGGCGCCCATTTTCTTTAACTGGCGGCACGCTTTCACGAAAACATCCGCCTGCACTTTCCCCCGGAGTGGGGCGTCATAAGGAATGACTCGACGCCAATCGGGATAGTGGTGGTTCTCGATGGTGCGGATGGTTAGCTCCGCTCCGTCGAACACGAGGCACATGTTGTTGTCGGTCATGTCGTAGAAGACCGCTTCGGGTAGGTCGAAGTCATTGATCATCGCTTTGATGACCGGCACCGCGTTGCGCCAGATGAGGAACGGCTTCACGTTGTCATACAGCTTCACCGGCGTCGCCAGCGTCGCCAGGATGCGCCCGTTGACGGCCACGATGTCATGGTCGTCGATGGCGATGGCGTTGAGATAATAGCGCGCTTCCTCGTTCGCCATCGCCGGCGCTAGCATCTCCACCGCCGCCTTCATCCAGCGCGTGTCGGTGATGGCGTGGGCGTCGTCCCACGGCCCCACCTTCAGCTCCTGGCCATGCCACTGCTCTGCCTCAACCAGCAGAGCCATATCGTCTCCCTCGATGAAGGCTTCACCTTCGTCATCAATGTCGAGCTTATCGAAGCCTTTCATCAGCGGCTCCAGCGGCGCGGCCTTGTCCTGCGGCCCCTGCACCCCTTTCCTGTATAGATGCACGTCGATGCGACCATCGCAGAATTGCAGTTCGCCGGGGTTGACGACGCGCACGGTGGCCATCTCCGGCGACCGCCGCCACTCTTTGTAGCAGTAAGTCTTCAGGGCCTTCAGCGTCCTTTTCATTTCAGCTTCTCCACCTCCACGTTCAACAATAACGAGTAGACCGCCGCGCTCGGCACGTCAGGCGGCAGTGACACCTCCACATGTAGGCGGCGGTAGGTCCAAGTCAGATCCAACCCTGGGCTGTCATGCAGCTTCGGTAGGGTGGTGTTGATCATGCGGGGCTCGCCCCGCGCCTTACCCGCCTGAAGGGTGTGTATGGCCGCCTTCACCAGCAGGGGAGCATATGCGGCAAAGGCGTACCCGTCGTTGGCGAAAGCGGCGGCGATAAGCACCACCACCTCCCGCCACGCATCCGGCGACGCCTGCGCCGCCCGCATCGCCTGTTGGAACAGCTGGCGATACGGCGACGGCAGGGAGGGACTGGCCTCCTCCAGGTATGCCCGCGCCTCTTCCCACGCCAATGTGCCATCAAGCGCGGCACGTATCAGCTGTGACATCGGTGTAACGCTCCTTCAGCTCTTCGGCGATACGCAGCGCCAGCTTCGCCCGCGCCGCCTGCGTTGCTTTTTTGTGCAAATGTTCGGCCGTCTGGTCCATACCCCGCTGGCGATGCTCCGTCGCTTTGCGCAGCAATTCGCCATGCTGCGCTGCAATCTCTTCCAGGATCCCAAAAACATCCGGCAGATTGTAATTGTCCACGAGGTCCTGATGGATGTCGTCCATTGTTAGCTCATAGGCTTCACACATCAGCTTGTCGAAGCGAACACGGGTGCCCGCAGACAACTCCCACACATCATCTTCATCCATACCAAGCCGCTTCGCCGCTGCCGCCAGCGACACCCGCGCCATCCATGTGTCATCAAAAGCAAACGCCAATTGGCATTCGCCATTTGTTTTCACCCGCAGATAGGTGGCCAAGCATGATTGCAACGCAACGCGCCACTTACTCCAGAACGCCTCCCACGGCACCGTGTCGAGAAACTGCCGGCGCAGGCGTTCCGGTGGCTTGCAGTCGCAGAAATTGTCTGGGTCCAGTTCAAACCGCGCCTCGGTGTCGAACGGATCATGGTCGTCGGGATCATACCATGCCGGCAGAAAGATTACCGTCTCGGTCATAGCCAGACTTCCCTTCCGTTGAATTGGTTCAGCACCCTCATCAAGCTAGCGCGTCGTTGCTGCCAAGCCCAAACTCCTCCGCCGCCATTTGGTTGCAGCTTCATCCAGCTCGGCACCGGCTCAAGTATGATGCTCCGCATGTTCAATCTTCTTCGTTGACCCCCACAACTTCCGGCCCTTCGACAGTCTCACCGTCATCGCTAAATAGGACAGTGGCCTTCTTACCTTCCGGCAAGTCCTTGTCGAAGAAAGCATCCAGCGCCATGTCCTCCAGTTCCGTTTTCGCGAGGTCCTCATCAGACTCGATAATGACCTCGTGCACGTTGACTTCCAAGGTCTGCAGCAGCACACGATACTTCGGCATGGTCAGTCTTCCTTCACTTCGATCCGTGGCTTCAGGTTCACTTCCTCGGTTGCCTTCTCGACAATGATGGTCACCCTACAGGGCACGCCCACCTCTCCTTCAATGGCGGTCTGCAGGTCCTGTGCGATATCGTCATGTTCTTCCGGGCGCGCCACCAGTATATCGAACACAAACGACTCCAAGAGGATCGCACCCTCGATATCTTTCAGCGCCTCCGGGTTGTCGGTATCGATAATGATGGTCACCCGCCCCTCCCGGAGAAGCCGGGCCTTGTCGACCGTCATGATCACCATCGCCACCGTCATTCCTCCCTTGTCTCGATAGTTCGCACCCAGTGTTCTTCCTCATCGAAGTCCTCGATGGAGATGGACACCTCGTTGTCCAACCCCAGCTCCATCTCGATGGCGTCCCGCAGGTCCTTCTCGATTTCCCGCAGGTCGCCGGTGGTAGTCAGCGCATCGTAGGCTGTGCCCTCCATCAGGATGCGCCGGGGCACGGCCTTCAGCACCTCGGCGTCGCCGGCCTCGACCGTGATAGTCAGCCTTTTCGCTTTCCGCACGATGCGGGGATGGTCGAATGTTACCAAGAGTTTCGGCATGGTCAGTTCTCCGCTACAGTTGCTGGTGAACCAGTGTCGCCATCACGCAACGGCTGAGGGTCAGCCGTTACACTGGTGTCACCCTTCAGCACGGCGATGGCGTCCCGCACGCATCCAGCCGCCAGTGAGGGTAGCGCTTCACCAAACACTTCCCACGAGGCCGCCTTTGCATACGACACCAGGATCGTCATGACCTCGGCGTCTTCCGGTTTCACATAGTGCCGGCGCAGCGCCTCGCCATATATGTTGAGGGCGCGCGCCATGCGCGACACACCGGCCTTGTCGCACGGGTCCATGCGCACCTGCACCACGAACTCGGCCACCACATCCTTATCCGCACACTCATCGGCGTCCTGCATGATGTCCTCCACCCACTCGGTGGAATGACCGGCGTTGAGCAGAGCGTAGGCGGCCTTGCGCAGCTGACGCGCATTCTGCCGGGCCAACCACTCACCCCGTACCCACATGGTGCCGCCCCACACCAGCATGTTTTCGGCGTTGCGCCGCCCAAACGCCGTCATGACCCCATCACCAGCTTCCCAGTAGGTTTCACCGAGACGAACGAGCCGATACCGCACCTTGCCATCCCCCGGCGCCCATGCGTCGATATCGTAGCCTGGCGGCAGCAGGTAACCCCAGTCTTCTTTCAGCTGCTTCATACGCTTGTCGATATTCATCACGTGCCCTCCTCATCCCACGTATCGTTCACGCCGAACTCTTCACGCGCCGCCGTCTCGACCTGCTTCACTCCAATGACGCCGCCCAACGGCAGTTCTTCGTCATACGTCACCCAGCAGGTGTCGCAATCGCAGTTGTATTTTTCAGCGTCATCACATGTGCGGCGCAATTTGCGAATGCAGAACACCTCACCATTCAACCACGACGCGAACGTCTCCAGCTCCGCCCGCGCCGCCTGGCAGGCATTCGCTTCGTCGCCCTAGTCCTTCGGGATGGCGATAGTGCCGCTGCGCCCGCTGTCCCACGGGTCATGAAACGGCGCCAATGATAGGGCGACGTTACCATGCACATAAGCATAGACTGGGAAGAGATGATGCGTCTTTTGCATCTCCTCTTCCCATTCATCGAGGTCATCCACCGGGTCAGTGCCCAGCACGACGCGGGCGCCGGCCTTGTGGGCGATACGCACACCAGCACTCAGCACCTCATCCGGGTCATAAACGAACGGGTCATAAACGACCTCCACCCGCTCCCGACCTTTTGTCCACTTCTTCACCACGTCCATCGTTCATCCTCCGTTACTTCGGTGTAACACGCGCCACCAATGACGCATTGCGTTCGGCATACCAGTTCATCGGCATACGGCCGTAGGCGGTGAACCAATACACCTCCGGCGCCGGCGCTCCCATCCGATAGAGCACATCGGAATAGCGCTCCTGTAAGCGCACCAGCCTCCGAAGCAGTTTGTCGGCTTTGTTCCCGGCGGCGCCGTCCCAGCGCCCCAGAAACTTCAGCAGGCGCACCTTCCGGCCAATCTTCTCGGCCACCCGTTCGTATCTCATAGCTCACACCCCAGAATGTTCATCGCTTCCAACAGGGCATTCTTCCCGGCGTAGGTATGCACCTGCGCCCGGCCTTCACGCCCTCGCATCACCACCGCCACGGTGGTGAGGTCGAGAGGCAGCACCACGGCGCAGGCGGCGCCCAGCGCCGCCACGCCATACAGCGGCCCCAGCCCAGCTCCATCGTGGCGGCCACGGGCCGCCCCTTCCGACATGGCGGAGGGTCCGCCGTGTCCGAACGGCAGCCCCATCGTCTGCGTCGGTCTGAACTTGCCGTCCGCCGTGGCCACCACCTCCGAATACTCGGTGTGCCACAGCACGCCCCCTTTCTCCTGCGCCACCACGTCCCGCCAGCGGGTAACGAGATGCGCCCACGGCACCGTATGTCCGGGGTGGTGCACCCGCCCCCACGCCACGCCGGCGAGCGTCGCCAGCGCCGCCCGCGCCGCATGGATGGCAACAGGCGCCACCTGCCGGCTCTTGTCTGGCGAGCCACCGTCGCCGGCCCCGATGATGCAAGGCATCGCCAGCCCAGGCGAACTGGCGTCGCCCGTGCCGGCGTGCCCGAGGATCGGCCACGCCAGCGCCGCCATGCGGCGCAGCGCCCCGGTTGGCAGGTGCGCCATCGTCAACAGTGCCGGACGCTCCACCAGCCCACCCAGCGCCAGCGACACCACCATGCGGCGCAAGAGCGCCCAGTCGATCGCCGACCGGCCCTCACCGAACAGGGTGATAGGCGGCAGCTTGGCACTCATGCGCTTCACATCGGGGCTATACATGGGTCCCGGGCACGCCAGCCACGCCAGCAGCGCCATCGAGGCGAAGTCCGGCACATGCGCATGCTCCACCCACGGTCGTTTCACGCTCCACGTGCGCCGCGTCACACCCTCGAACGGCAGCTCCAGCCGAAAACTGGCGCCATCGTGCCGCTGCACGAGGCCCCACAGCACGCCCCGCAGAGTAGTCTCGGGAGGGGGGTCGCCCGGCGCATCGCCGAACGACACATCGGCGGCGCTTAGCCGCAGTCCCGCTTGCAGCCTGGCGTCGTCGATGTTGATGGCGCGCAACTGCACTTCGCCGTCCCCCATCAGCACCACCGTGCCGGCCTCGGCGTGGTGCTTCGTTCGTCGCCAGCCAACCTGCTCGAACGTATCAGTCGGCAGGGACAGGTCGAACCTGTGAAGCGGCACACGCACATAAGGCGGCCACCACGCCGACTTGTATTGCCGCAACATCACCTCCGGCGTCAGCGGCGCCGGCACGCGCACGCGCCCGTCCGTGTCGAGCGAAACACCCAGCTTCACATCAGGACGATATTCGAACATGAGAGTTCTCCCGTTACATCAATGTTACGAAAGACATCGGCGCCGCTTACGCCACAAACAGCTCACCGGACGGATACCGAATGACACCACCCGGCAGCTCCCTCGGAAGCAGATCTTCGTGCAGCGGCACGACATGCTCCATCGCCCGCACGTCGTTCACCGAAGATATGCACGAATACCAACGGGCATTGAGCAACGCCCGCATCAGCCCCCACCGACTGAAATCCCGCACGAACAAAGAGTTGACGGTGGTGTAGTAATGCTCTCCGTTTTCGGCACGCCCGTAGATAATAGGTGTGGTAGCGCGCCGGAACGGATGGCCGGCGGGGATGAGTGAAAGTGTGCTCAGGATCATTTTCGGCATGAGTGCCCTCCCTTCCGGTTGAACGTTACACCGATGTCACAACAACGCAGGCGGCACATGATATGACGCGACGCGCGCGTATCCTGCGCCGCCTGCGTTGCTCAAGCCTCTACCAGCAGGCTGCAACCTGTCACCGGCGGTCACCGGCCGGGAGCCTGCCTATCATTCTGCCATACACTATAACATAAGCCGGCGCTTATGTCAAGTGTGGGCAACCCGCATCATCAGGCGAATGGCTTGCGCTCAATGATGCGCTTGAGCCACGGGTCGAAACGCGCCACCAGCGGCGTCGCCTCCACCCATCCCTGCACGTGCCCATCCACGGCGCGTAGGTGCGCGGTGAACCCGCACGCATGGAATTTGCGTGCGAGGAACAGGGCGGCAACGTCCGGCGAAACCTCGCCAGCATGCAGCCGCACATGGCAGCCGTCGGCATGCCTGCTGTCCCAGACCACAGACAGCAGGTCGGAACCTGGCAGGCGCTCCATGAAGAAGCGGAGCGCCGCTTCGATTTTCTGGATGCCGTCAGGGCGGCGGCGCACCCTGCGGCCACGTCCACGGGTAGAGCGGGCCATGTCGGGACCTCCTCTCATCTGCCGGCGTTACATCGGTGTCACGCCGGCGGTTGGCACCGTGATGGGCTACAACCTGCACCCCGCCGGAAGCGGGACGGGAGCCCACCCATCATTCTGCCTTACACTATAACATATATGGGAGCTTATGTCAAGTCATGGCGAGAAACGGATTTGGAGCGGCGCTGAGTGGCGTTAGGTGGCGGCAAGTAGGAGATACTCGGAGGTGGGCTAACGGCGCTGTGCGGCGCTCTAAATGGCTCGGGCGACGGTTTTATGCGGTGGGGTGGAGGCCGAGGGGATTAAACGTCGCCTGCGTCGCTTTGACGAACGGGAGGGAATTAAGCGTCGCCTGCGTCGCTCGGGAGGGTGGGAATTAAGCGTCGCCTGCGTCGCCTGCGTCGCTCGGGAGGGTTACATCGGCGTAACGTTGTGCAGGGGGATAGTGCCGACCGGCACCTGCCGGCCGGCGGTTGGCGTTTTTGATGAAAAATGCAAATGTGGCATGCTTTTATACATTATATGTATATATAAACTAACGTATAATTAACGTTTTAGGTAACCTAGCGGTGTGTCGTATCCTTACCTATTATACGCATAACCTGTTGGTTTTACGCGATTTCGTAGGTTTCGTCGCCATGTTTTTGTTACCTTTTTATCGACGCCCCTAAGGGAAAGCATCGCGTTGAGTTGTATTAAAGTGCTTCCCTCGTATTATACTATGGTTATCGTTTTTTGAAATTCGCCCTTCTGCCGTAGAAAAACGTGAATCCAACCCCGCACGATACTTGTGGGTAATTGGTGCTGCCCTTTTACATGAATATTTCAACGCCTTGCGGCGCGGCGTGGTTTGCGACATCGGTTACATCCCCGACTCAGGGAAGTTATATCTTTACCTAGCACTATGAAGTATGAAATTTTCCGTGGAAACTTAGTTTAGATGGGGTTGACAAAGTGCTTCCTTTGTGTTTCGTTTCGCTTGTAGGCTTACTAACCTAGGAGGTGTGCTATGCGATACCCAGAGTATCTTACGTTGTATGTTGATCGCCTACTGACTTCGCCCGAAGGTGGCATTAAGGCACTACTTAACGACGACACGCCGCTGGCGGCGCTGCTCAACAGCCATCCTGCGCGCGGCAGCGACGCCGGCGACATGTATCGTTCTTTGCTGCTCTCATTGGTGCGTTCTGGTTATAGTTCCGGTTTGTTGCGGGCGGAGCATACCGGTATCGACGTGCAGGGTGCGAAAAGCGGGCGGCCTCGCCCGAAGGTGAAGGCGTCTCCGTATCTGGCGTCGCTGGCGACGTGGACGCAGCGGGAGCACGAGGCGGTGCTGGCCTATGTGAAGGAAGTGTGGCCTTATGTGAAGGATGTGGTGGAGCGACTGCCGAACAATCGTAGCTGGGCGATGCAGTTGAGCTACAGTCAGCACGCCTATGGTGTATTAGCTGATGGCCTGTATGGCCGGCTGGTGAAGCAGGCGACGCGGGCGGCGTGGGAGTCACAGGAGTCGTTGTCGCAGTTGCCGGTGGCCACATATGCGGCCATTTTGTATGGTCGGCTGGTTGATTTGCTCGATGGGCTGCCGACGTCGAAGGCAATGCATCGCCGTCTGCACTTGGTGGCGGCGCTGGTGGCGTTGAGCGTGGCCATGAGCCGTTGTCTGAACATGCATGTGCCTGGTCTGTTGGGTGCTATTCATGCGCGGGCGTTGCTGCAGAAGGAGGCGGGGCGCCCGATGGCAACAGGGCTTGCGCCGCTGCCGCTGCGCACGTTCCTGTTCACGAGGACGTGGGCGTTTACGCGGACGGAACGGTTTTTCTTTTTCGCCGCCTGTGCCGAGGCGGCGCTGGCGCACACGCTGGATGGTAGTATGGAAGACTTTCGTGTCGTGTCGCCAGAGTTGCCGCCGGCGTCACATGCGGAGTTGTATCCTACCTTTGCGCCGCATGTGATGGAGACGGACGGGCTGCCGCCTATGTTCGTGCCGGCGATTATAGATGGGGTGTCGCAGGCGTTGTGGCTGCGCAGGCATCGTGATGTGCCCATGTTGCCCACGGTCGAGCGTGTGATGCGTGGCGATGTGAACGGCAATGACCTGTTCGCGTCGGGGGTGTCGCGGTTCTTCAGGACGCAGCCGCAATGGAGTTCGGCACCTGTTAGGTGGCGGCTGGAGAAGGGGCGCTATCGTGTCGATGGTGAGCCTGAGACGCTGCCACCGCATGCGACGCTGGAGCTGCTGAAGCGGCTGGTGGCGAGGCAGGATTTTTCGTTCGTGCCGGTGGGTTCCGAGTATGTCGGCGGTATTATGGATAGGGTGCCGGAGTGGCATGCGCGCATGTCTCACGCCGCCCGCGCCGCTCGCGTAAAGGCTGAGGACGAGGGGTTTGAGGCGCGGCTGTCGGCCATTCAGGCGATGTCGAACCGTGATATTCGCCGCGAGATGTTCCGCCAGTTGTGGGAAGAGCTGCATGCGAAGGGTAAGCTGGAGCGGTATCGTGGCCGTCTGGACGCTTTCTTCGATGCGGTGATTGGCGATGAGTTTTCACCGGACCCGCTACTGGAGGGGCGTGACACGCGGTGGCGGTCTGGTGCCGCCACCGTGTCACGTTCGAGTGCCGAACGTGACATCGGTGTAACGGAACAGCGGCCTGTTTCGCCGGTGGAGGAGCAGCCTGTTTCATCGATGAATGAGCGGCCTGTTTCGCCGGTGGAAGAGCAGCCTGTCGAGCCTGCGGATACTACAGACGACGAGGCGGAGTTGCAGCGCTTGATTGCACGGTTTCAGCAGGGGCCGTTGGGGCGGCCTGTTGGACTAGCGGGAGAAGAGCGTTACAGCGATGTAACGATTGAGCGGCCTGTTGAGCTGGCCGATAATATGCCGGAGATTGCGCCAGGTTTGCCCGACGATATTCGTGCTGGTCTGCAACGCGCGATTGAAGAAGGTCGAAAGGCCGCACGTGAATTGCAAGAGGAAGCCAAGCGGGCTGGCGATGCTGGTGCCGCCGGTGCCGCCGGTGCCGCTGGTGCCGCTGGTGCCGCTGGTGCCGCTGGTGCCGCTGGTGCCGCTGGCGATG